GAGGTCGTTACGGACGAGAGTGACGACCTCTGATGTGCCGTTGGACTTTTTCATCGTCCAACGGCCCGGGTATTTTGCTCGTCTGTCAATAAACCGCATAATAGGGTTCACCTCCACATATAAGCTCAGAACAATAGATTGAATGGTCTTTAGCCATCGCTTCAATGTCAGATAAGACCTTTTCCAATTGATTGACAATCGAAAAACGATAGCTGAAACTTCCCGGAGTTTCAGGGGTGGAACTTTTTCCGCTGCATTTTGAACGAATGGAGGATATGTTGCTCAACCATCTAGTGCAGTCATCAGTAGTCAAGTAGTCATCTACGCCCCAGACCGCTTCCGTAGGCTCAATGACCGTAACAGTGCCAGAGAAGAGAATCTTGCTGTCTCCATCGTAGTAAGCGCTGGCGTTGGCGATGTCGATAAAATCGTTCTCCACCACCCACCCGGGTTCCACCGAAGGTGGATAGAAGTTATTAACGGCGGACATATACAGCTGATACTCCACGCCCTTTTCGAGTGGAAGGTCTCCCATGTCAAGGGTTACGTCGTTGTAGCCCCGGATAAGCTCCAGCGAGAGGTCTACCAATCGGGTTTGGTCAGCCGCCTTGCGCAGGATGGCCCGGCTTTTTCCGGCCACAAACCCCTTGATGCGGAAGGACATCGAGTGGAGCAGCAAACCGGACTTTTTGGCGGTCAGCGGCACAAAGAACTCGGCGTGGGAGGGGTAGGCGTCCCACGATGGAATATCGCCGTCTTGGTTTCTCGCTGTAACAACTTTTACTTTTTTTTGAACAATTCTTGCGGAATAATCTGCGCCAACGATTTCGGCAAGCTCCTTGATTCCGTTTTCAATGCGGTTGTAATCGGTGTAGCTGAGCGCGCCTTTCATGCCAGCGGCCCATTCTTGCTGCTCCTCTTCTGTCCATGTGCCGGTTCTGGCTTTGACAGCGATTTCTTTTACGCGGTCAATATCCGCTTGTGTGCGGTTTGTAATCCATGTTGCCATGTAATCACCTTTCAAAAAACTAATTTGCCATTAGCATCGATTTGTGTGGTTTCGGGCAGGGTAAACGAAGGATGTGCGCAATAATAGAGCAAATTAGGCCCAAAGGTAGCCGTATGACCCCACAATACTGAAAATCCAGAATTTCCGTCGATGACAGTGTCTTCAAGAGTTGTAACCATCCTACTCAGAAAATCTTTACGGTCGCTGGAATGGTAACCAGAGGCATACGCGGCACTATAAAGGTAAGGAGTTCGAGTGAACACGCGGCAGCTACCATCAGTGATAGCTGCATTATCGGCAGCAAGCATGGATTCCAATATGCCCTTGGCCTGCGGGAACGAAGTTCCTTCATTGTATTTATAGTCAGGAGAGTTCTTTGTCCAGCCAAAAACGTCATTGCCTTCGCAATCTCCTCCAAATTCATGCGCAGAAGGCAAAAATACAGCTTTAGACATAGTGCTCACCTTGCTGCTTCCAACAGAGAAATCCATAGCAGTAAAGCCGGGAGTGTAATAAAATGTAGTGCTGCCAATCGCTTCTTTTTGTGCCGAAGAGAAGGTATTGAGATACTCGCCATTAAGCCATGTATTTATATCGCTCTGTGCATAAGCAGACCAACTGGAGTCCCAACTCATAAGGACTGGATAACGCTTACGAATCAAAAGCGTACGTCCTGACCCGTTCAGCTCGCTCTCATAGTCATGCTTGGCGACAATGAACTCCACGACGTTGCTCCCCTCGTCCATAAGCACCGTCTTGCCCTCCGGAATATTGGAAAGATAATATTCAGTGGTGATGAACGAACAGCTGGCAGAATTGCCACCAGCAGAAGCAGTAACGATAGTTGTGCCGGGGGAGTTCCATTTGACCTGACAGGTGGACTTTCCCTCTGTATTGGTAAGCACATGGAGGGAAACGATGCCTTCTGGAGATGCAGACCAACTGATTTTAGGCGAATCTTGGGAAGCGGGGGAAAGGACAGCGGTGATCACTACAGACTGTCCCCACTCGAGTGTCTCGTTGGATTTGTCTACAGTCAAAGACTTAACATCTGCCATCATATATCCTTCAAGTTTGCCTTTAAAGCATCCATTGTAGGTATAAGACACATTTGTTAGTAACAGAGTTGCGCTGTAATCGAACTGATGATGGATTTTCACGAAATCCAAAGCGTCCGTTGTGGGACTGGCTCGATATTCCAAAGTGGCTTTGCGCCGATTAGAAAGCACGCTGTAAGATTCCGTAAGGGCGTTTCGAGACTTTTCAAGCGTAGACTCAGAAAGAAGAGCGTTGCTCAAGCTCTGGGATACGCCACGCCCGGAAGGGTTTTCAGGGTAAGCGTATGTTTTGTTCCCAACAGAGGTCGTGACATTAAGAAGGTTTTGTGCGAAAGTGATTTCAGGCCAAGAATAATTGTTGAGAAGAGTGATGTCCTCAACATCCGTACCGGAGCCAAATTCATACGCCCGCTTGATGGTGATAACGCCATCTCGCGTCTGATATAGTGCCATGCCCGCTGCGTTGGCCGCAAGCTGCAAAATATCAGAGTTTTTATACGAAGAGCCATCCGAAGAGATGTCAGCAGAATAATCTTTCAGTTCGTCCGAAATATCGAATGTGATTTCATCTGCCTCCAACAGCTCCAAAGCGTCGTAGCACATCTCATAGAGCGTACCGTATTTTCTGCCGGTGTAGGTGGTGGACATCAAGTAAAGAAAGGAGTCGCGGGCGGAAAAGCTTGCCTCAATACTGTTGGCGGGAACACTCCACTCCGACAGGAAGAACTTGCCACCATTGACCCACTCGACCTTACCATCAATATCCATGCCGTAGCGCACAGAGATGGGCTGACGTTCATAAATATATTTGTAGATGCCTTGAGGATTGACAGAATCCCATGTACGGTCGCTATTATCAAGGCTAAACGAAATACTTTCCTGTGAAAGCTGACCGGAAATCGGGTCACGAGAAGAGGTGTGACGAAAGGAAAGGATTTTCGTCTTGTCAAAAATCAGATATCGTCCAATTCTGAACTGTTCAATCCGGGCCTTGCGATTCGGAATGCACCAATCCAAAACTTCTACTTTAACGAAATCAAACCCGTTCAGCTCAATCTCCACATCAGAGGATACCGATGTATTCCCTGTAACGGTGACAGAATTAAGCTCTTGCGTGCCAAGATAAGAAGTGACTTTGAAGCTGGTAGCGTATTCGTTGAAAATAGACGACCAGATAATATTGACGCCCGGAACGGAAGATTTTACCTCATTGAAAAACATGGCAAAAAGGACAGGATGGTTAGAAGTGCTGAAGATTGTAGAGCTGACAAACCCGGTGTTTTCATACGGAGCAGAAGCGGGAACAACTTTGCAGCTTCCATCAAGCACACAAAGATTAGGCTCTCCTGTGCCATATTTTGTAAAGGAAGCCACTCCCGCCTGTGAAAGAGCATTCGCGCTTGCAAAAGCGCTCATATCAGACGTGACGAACTTTGCCTTTTTGTTTACACCCGGTGCAGTGATGCCAACCGTTATCTCAACAAAAGTTTCCGGTACAAGTGTATCGTTGAACTTCTGCATCCATTTGTCGGTAGTTCTTTCCATACATTACACCTCAACAAGAGACAATTTTGCGCCAGTCCACCCCATAATACTGCCATTGTTCGGGCTTCTACGCCACATCCCGGCAGTTCGATCAGAGACATACATCTGCCGCGTCGTGTATCCTGCGGTCGCCTGATTGTAAAACCGAACAGAGCAGTAAAAATTAGCGGTAAATAGGCTTAGAATGGTAGCCCATTGCTTGGCAGTAAGATAATTCCAAGACATCGTGACTTTTGCTACGTCATGCCGCACAACAGCTCCAACGACTTTGCCTTGAACATTTCGTCCGGAGTCCACGATCGTGCTAGTCGTTCCCTCATAAGAGGACGGTTCCGGTAGCTCTACGCCGTTCACCGTAACCAGTGCAGGAATATTAGCCATCGAAACCGTCCTTTCTTAATAAGAGTAGACCTCAGTGCCCATAATGGATACACCCCGGTCTTTCTTCACTTTATCAACAGAGGCGGCAATTTGCTTGCCGTCAAGATATACGTTCACGTTCTGCTCCTTCAACAGCTCTTCGCCGTAACGCTGCCAGATGTCGAGGAATGCATTGTAGCAGCCGTTGTACACAGCATCTCTCATGTCCTCAGAGTTTCCTCCAGCCGCAGAATACGTGCCGCCATAAGAAGAACTGGATGTCGAGGAATTGTAACTAGAGCTTCCAACGTACTGAGATGTATCGCTGTAACTACTGGTAGACCGGCCGCCGCCAAGTTTCGATACGATTCCAGCGATTGCAACGCCAAGGGTCGCGGCAGCAGCAAGGGCTACGATTCCAGCGGGAAGGCCAAAAATCGTAGCACTGAGGGCGGCACCCACAGCAGAAAGCATTCCCGCCACTGCGGTTCCGATGGTGCTTACCAGCCCGGCAAACCCAGCGAAAATTGTCGGAAAAGAGCTGAGCAAGCCGCCAGACAGCGCAGCGCTGATTGCTTTAGCAGCCGTTGCAAGAGGAGACTTCACGTTTCCGAAAGCCTGCGTAATACCAGAAAGCATCGTCTGAGTTTCAGAGGAAACCTTTCCGAAGTTCTGAGTCAGTGCGCTCACCAGATTTTTGCCAATGGTAGCGGCTGTATTCAGCAGAGAAGAAGCTTGGCTTTTCAATTCTTTGCTCAGCCTGCCAAGCAAATCGCTTGCAACGGACTTGGCGCGTTTACGCTGCTCATCGCCCATAGCACCCCAAATGCCAGCGGCAATGGTGGTGCCGACCGTTTTCCAATCCCCACTCTGCGCGGCCTGAATGAAAGTTTGTACCGTACCGAAGAAGTCGGTCTTGAGGTTGTTATCAAGTTCGGCCCACTTAGAGTCTAGCCCGGAAATGATGCCGTTGACGTAGCTTGTGCCGCAGTCAATGCCATAGTTCGCCATCTCTTCGCCCTTGAGCTTGGTGGCGTCTACAAGTTTATTCATAGCATCGTTGACATAACCGAGAGCGCCGGTGATGCCGTTGGCAAGGCCTTGGTCGATGTAGCTGCCAATCCCTTCAAACCACTTAGAGGGAGAGTGAATATCAAGTTCATCTTGAGCGGTTTTCTTGATTCCATCGGTCAACTGTTTGGTCGCGTCATTTGACACATTGGTGTTCCCCGTGATGCCCTTCGTGATGCCATCAATAATGTTTTTGCCAACGCTTAACGGATTAAACTTAGAAACTTTATCAATTAGCTTTCCGAACCACGTTACAGCGTCTTTGATTCCATTGATTACATCAGCAATCAAGAGAACAAATTTTTCCGCAAAGTTTCCATTGGCGGCGATGGCAAGGCGGTCTGATTCGTCTACGCCTTTAATAATCCATCCAATGAACACGCCCATGTTGTGGATAACTTGAGCAAGAGACGCGATTGCACCTTCAAGAAAATTTCCATTCATCTGGATGTCGAGCATTTCCGTTTCAGAAACGCCATTTTGAATCCATCCGATAAGAATTGCAAAATCATTGATAAGATTTCCGAGAGCAGTTATGATGTCTGCCACTGTTTCGGCTGCAATCGTGCCGAAATTCACGAAAGCATCGTGCCAATCAGATTTCAGCTGAAATGCTTCTGCTTCGCTTTCGCTGCCAAGACCACGCACGGCGACAGAGACGGCTTCGAAGCCAAGAACTGCAAGGCCAGCAACGGGATGCCCGCTAATAGTCAAACCGATTCCGATAAGCGTCATGACCAAATCGCCCAAATCGAGGTCAAGGTCTTTGACGACTTTTTGAATTGTCTCGAATGCAGTAGAGATTTTCCCCTGCCATTCCTCAGGAATCAAATTCCAAATCGCTTGACCGAGATTAGAAAGAGCTTCTTTTAGCCATTTGATAGACTCGCCAAGTTTCCCATCAGTCAAAGAGATATTCCAGCCTTGCGTAAACCCAAGACCCGCAAGGTAAATCAAATCTTTAATACGGGCCAAACCTTGCCGGAAATTTTCGCTGTTTTGATAAAGCTGAACAAATCGACCAACGATAAGGGCGACCGTCCCGGCTACTAGAAGCAACTCTGGATTAAGACCACCAACGATTTTGCCGAGCTTGTATGCCCAATCATGAGTGTCTTTTAACGCAGTAAGAAGCGCATTCCCGATAGCCCATGCGGCAAAACCAGCGCCGATAGCCGCAACAATAGGAGCAAGTTTGCGAAGTTTTTCCTTGATTTCATCCACAGCGTTGCCGACATAGTTCTTGAACATATCGTAGCCGGACAGGTCTACATCACCCAAAATGTTGCCAGCGGATGCGCCGCCGCCAGAGCCGGAACTTCCCTGTGTGGGGTCAATGATGTTCAGTTCATCAAAGCCCATCGTGTAGTCCTTGAGGGCTTTGGCAGCTTTCTTGGTGGAGTCTGCCGTGTCATCCATTGCGTCACCGATGCCGCCAACACTGTCAGCGCTCTTGGTGAAATCAGTGAACACGACCTTCACGCCCATCAGCTTTGCCACCCATTCAACAAACTCTCGAATGAGCTGAACAGCGGCAATCAGCGGGGGCAAAATGGATTTCAGGGCAGGATAGAGCAGAGAGCCAACAGACTTCGCCAGCATATCCAGCTGAGCTTTCAGAATTTTAATCTGGTTCGCAGGGCTTTGGATGGTCTGTGCAAGGTTGCCCTGCACGTTGGCAGTTTGCTTCATAATGGCAATGTAACGCAGAACCGCCTTATCTGCCTGAGACAGGCTAGAAACCTGCTTGTTAAAGCCCAAAGCAAGAAGCTCTTGCTGTAACCGTGCCTGAGTCAGGTCAATGCCTAAACGGCGAATAGGCTCAATCTCACCAGAGATTGCGGAAGACATTGCGGTAAAGGTTTCTGCAACGTCCTTGTTCCAATAGGAGCCTTCGTCATAGGCAAGCTGAGTCAGGTTCTTGGACAGAACGTATGCTTTGTCGCTGGCCAGCCCAAACGAAGTGCCCAAGCTCTGGATGGTAGCCATGTAAGTCATCGCTTTGGTCGGGTCAACGCCAAGTAAGCCCTGCATCTTGCTAATGAGCGTATCAGCTTCACCGCTCAAATTGCCCATAGCATTATGAAACAGGTCTGTTGCTTCATAGAAGTCATTGAACTTGGCAGCAGCGTTGCCAAGATACTCAGCGATAGCTTTCAACGAAACTAGTTTTGCCATGTTCCGCATAAAGCCGTTCATCTGATTGGACAGGCTGAGATAGCTCTTGCGCTGCTTTTCGTTGGCTGCGGTCACACGGTTTGCCTGCGTGACCACCTTGCTCAACTGCGAAGGGAGCTTTGCAAAAGCGTTGCCCACCTTGTCAAGCTGAGATGCAAGAGGAGTAAGGGCAGCAGAAATCTTCTGGCAAGAGCTTGCAAAAGAATCAAGGTCTGTCGCTTTTAGCTTGTCGGTCAGGTCTGGAACCTTTCCAATCGCATTGAAAGCGCTGCCAAGAGCTTTAAGGCTCGATGCGTCCAGAATGGACAATGGAGTCAAAGCGTTAGTAAGCTGAGTAATGCTTCCAGACATGGAGTAAAAGTCCACGCCGTTCAGACCAGACACAGCCGCAGGAATCTTCTTGATTGCATTCACGACCGTATTGATGCTCTTTGTGCTTGCGGTCGTGTTGACGTTGGAAAGTCCGTTCAGAAAACCGGTGATTTTGTCCAGCCCGGACATTCCAGCGGATGCCTGTTTCAGCGTTGCAATGGAACTAGCCAGCTTGTCAAGGCTGTTCACAACCTTTGTGACGTTGCCCTTTGTCCGCAAATTAGAAATGGCGGCAGTAAGCTTGTCGATATTAAGCTCTGCGCCCTGCGATTCCGCAGAAATCTCTACGGATAAGCTCGTAATATCAACATCAGCCATCACTATCACCATCACTTTCCATCATAGAGAACATCATTCTCTTGATTCGCTCCTGCGCCTCAACTGCGCGTTGGTATTCATACTCGTCTTTCTCCTTTTGAGTAAGGGGAATCGGCCTATCCATGTACTTGATGGGGCTAGACCCTTTTTTTCGGAACATATTGCCAACCGTAGAGGAAAGCGCAGATGCCGTGTAGAAACCATTTCTCCATGCTTCAGCATTGGCTCTGCGGGCGCGCAGTTCTTCCGCGTCCCGGTAAACCTTCGCCAGCCAGACATCACCGTACCAGAACTGGTCGTATGTCATGCCGATGGAGATGTAATAGGCTTCTACATCATGGAACAGCTTAGAGAAAGAGAATGGCTCTTCCTCTCCGTCCGTTTCCTGAGATTGTGATGTTACACAATCTCCCACGTTGCGTTTTTTGCGGTCTTGTCCTCAGTGTCAGTTGCCAGAAGAGACTTGGAAGCGTCCATAAACATCTCAAGCAGAACGCCCATCAGGTCTTCCTTATCCTCGATGTGCTGGAACATCTCGTCCACAACCTTGCGCTTGATGCCCTTGTTCCGTGCGATGAAAGCGCCGTAGAACAGAGCGCGAGAGTTGGACAGCAGATTGGTCATTTGAGTGTACTGGCCAATCTGAAAACCTGCACGTTCGGTAGCTTCCACGCTGTCACGGGTGAAGGTCAGCTCATAAGTGTTCTTGCCATCGGGGGAATGAAAGTTGATAACCTTAGCAGCCATAATAAATGCTCTCCTTTATAAATAGGGGCAGAACCAAATCCGATGTTCAGTTCTGCCCGGTTTGATTGATTCGATTTTTGCGGTTTAGCCGCCAGTGACAGTCAGGGTCTCGCTGAACTCAGGCTTCTTGGTGAAGATGCAGTTGATGGTCATTTCCACAACCTCGTCCACGCCGAAGCCGGACAGACCAACCTGATGCATACCCTGCCAAGTGAAGCCAGAGCCGTCCTGCATCTTCAGGGCGTAATACTTCACGGTGTTGCTCTCGGAAGTCTCATCGTAGCCAGCTTCCTTGACCTTCTTGTAGTCAGTCTTGTTATAGTTGGCGGTGAAAGACTTGGTGTCGCTCTGGATGATGCCAAAGATATTGACCTGCATGGGGTCAGACAAAGTGGTGGCATCCAGAAGGTTCGGCTCAGAGATCAGGTCGGGCACATCCTTGATGTCGCACAGCTTCGTCAGAGCGGTTGCGCTGTCGCCACAATACAGGGTGGTATTCAGACCGGAGATAGCAGTACTCATAGAATGTTTACCTCCTTAGTTTCGGTAAATCATTCCGTCCTCTCCGATTGTTGCCCCGTAGCTGCAATCAATCCGATAGACGGAATTGTTGTACAGCCCATTCAACGGGGCAAACGATTTGCGATAAAAGTTAAGCGGTTCGAGAATGGAATCCACGATACTAACAATAGAACGTGCTTCTGCAATGCGCCCGGTATCCTTGTTGGAGTAAACACGCACACGCAGAGAAACAGCAGCATACTTGCTGTGACCAGCAGAATCGATGTGTACAGGAAGATTGCTGTTTTCCTCTATCTGCACACACGGAAACTTCTTGACGTTGCTGTCGTTGATTTCACCGGTAACGAAAATGCCGGGAACTTGCTTTCGCAGTTCCTTAGCAACGGCCGTGAAGATAGAATTGAAATAATCAATCAACTATTCCAAACCTCCCTCCACGTTGCTTCGACTTGAGAAGCCATTTCCTCAACAGCTCCCCACATAGCCATAGCTGCATCGTTGCCGCTGGTGTAATTCAGCTGACCTTTGCCGTCTACTTCCTTGACAGGCGTACCAGCATTGCCAGATTCGCCGTAGTAGTACCAGCGTTTGTGCTTGCCGTTTTCCTTGCCGTATGTGCCGTGCTCGCCAATGTTATCAGGCAAAGGGAGCGGGCCGACTGTTCCGGCAGCGCCCCAGCCCTGATGTGTAACACCTGTGCCGAACTCAATGTGAGCAACCGCCTGCCCCTCCGCTAGGATGGTGCAAGAAGCGCCGTTTTGGATAACTTCGCACTTAACATCGTTTTTGCCAGCGTATTGGGCATTGGCAAAACGGATTGTTGCAACAGCAAGACTTTTATCGGCAAGCGCCTTTGCGAATAACTGCGCCTTTTGGTTCAGGGTGGTCTTGTATTTGCGAATATCTTTCTCAGCCTGTTTAAGTCCGGCATCGCTCAACCTCACTTTAATTTTCACTTGCAGCCACCTCTTTCAGTGCATACTTTGTGTCTGTAATATGCTCTGCGACCTTGACTACGATGTAATTGAAAGGCTTTGAAACATCCGTCTGAAACCAGACGTGCGTACCTTCATAAAGCGGTGTGTTGCGCTTTTTGCTGGACGAACTGACAACGTAGCTGTAATCCGTGAACGCTCCAAAAGGATTCGCCTCCGCAGCGCCAGTAGGCGGGCTGACGTTCAGCATCAGCTTTGCGGGTTCGCTCCACGATTCGTATGCGGATTCGCCAGTCTCGTTGCCCCATTCGTCCACAACAGGCGTTTTCTCGCCAACCGGGTTTGAATACCACAGCGGGCGCTTATCCAGCGGGCTTCCATCGAACATCAGCAGATAACACCTACTCTCGGAACAACTTCATTCAGCAGAGACTGCGCCACATCGGAGCTTTCCCACACACGAGTGATGCCGTTGTTGGTATAACTCGTCTGTCCGTTTGCACCGATGTGGTTATACAGTTCCGCTGCAATGCGTATCTGCAACGACTGATACTGCGAGGGCAGCTCGTCCGGTCTGTTACCGAAGGGGTAGCCCTGTGCAAATATCTTGTCTTTGGCAAAATCAAGCAGCAGGTCGAAGAGTGGGTAGTCCTCGTCCGTGATTTCACGGTCAAGTGCAGGGGCAATGTACTGCCCCAGCTTGACTGCCGCTTCGGAATACTGGTCTCCCATGCTGCTTTCCTCCTTTCGCCTTAGTAAGCCTTGATGCAGTACACAGCGTCCATGCGCTCGAAGGACGGCAGGACGATTTCAGAAGCATAGACGTTGGCGTTGACCGGGTGAACGGTCAGCTCGGTGGTAATGGCAACGCCAGTGTTCACGATGGACACGGATGCACCGGACTGGCCAGACAGCAGGTCGGCTTCCTCAGGGGTAGTGCCGTACCAAGTGCTGCCCAGAGCGCCGGAAGGAGCAACCACCACCATGCCGTCAGGCAGGTACTTTTCGCTTGCGCTGTACTGGTCTGCCTTGAACATTTTGTCATACAGATGGATGGTCAGCCCAGTTGCGGATTCGATAACCTGCCGTGCTTCGGCATCCAGCAGAACGGCGTTTGCCTTTGCGGTGACGGTCATGAACCGATTCTTCACCTCGTCCGCAGCAATCATGTTGCGGAAGGTGGCGGTGTTCATGTACACCTCAGTCACGACCTCTCCAACGCTTTCCAGAACAGCGTCCTTTGCGGCGTTCAGGTCTGCAATGGGGGTGGCAGTGGTGACGTTCCACTTAGACTTTGCGGCAGAGACTTCCTTGTAGTTGGTGGACTTCCAAGTTCCGTCCGGGTCGTAGTTGTAGGTGTAGTTCACACCGTTTGCCTTGATGGTGATGCAGGGAACACCATTGACGGGAGCCAGCAGCTGCCAGATCATGCGCTCAGGAACGATACGCGCGCCAGTGATAAGCTGTGCGGTGTCGTCGTACAGACGGTTCATCACGTCACGAGCATAGGGGTCGTTGCTGTCCAGAACACGCAGGATTTCCTGACGGTCTTTCTCGCCCAGATGGTAGCCCTCACGGAAGAACGGCATCTCGGTCTCATCGAACTTGAAGCCCTCACGGGTGCGGAACGTAGCCTTTGCATCAAATGCGCTGGGCATCAGAGAAACGCCAACGCCCTTGTGACCACGCAGCCACTTCAGGTCGAGACCGGCCTTCTTCTTTGCGGGGAACAGCGCGTCAGATGCAAAGGGCATCGCATTGGTAGGGTCGTTCGTCCAATAGGCGGCAATCGCAGCCGGGGCAAAGACTTCCTTAAGATTCAGTGCCATGTTGTTTTACCTCCTATTAAGCGTTCACGCTGATGTTGTCACGGCAGAAGATGCCGGGAATGGCAGTCTTAAGCGCAGTAATTGCATCAGAATCATAGGTGAAGCCAGAGCTTGCGGCAGCTTTCTTGGTGTCGATAACGCCACGAATCAGCAGGGAAGCATTGGGGTTCTCTGCCGGGTCAACGTCATACAGAAGAATGCCGTCTGCCGTGGCAGAGGTCGCTTTCTTGCCAGCTTTGGTCATAGGATAGCCAGCCTTAACCGCAGCAGCTTCGGTCACGGTAAAGGGAATGGCGGTGTAGTCATTGGAAGCAAGGATGGTATCGTTGATTCCGTTGACCGTGTTTCGGGTAAACTTCATGTTTTCCTCCTTGTTAATGGAAAGCACTCATTGCGTCACTCGATGCCTTAGAAGTATTTGCATTCTGCTGTGCAAGGCTCTTAGCAAACGCCACACCTTCGCTGTCAGAACCACCCTTGCCATCCGCACCCGGAGGTGTGGGCATATCCTTCAGCAGAGAAGCCTTGTAAGCGGTGTCGTGGGCAGTCATAAACTCCGACTGGAACTTAAACACCTTGTCCATGTCACCGTCAGCCAGTGCAGATGCAGCCTTGTTGGCAAGTTCAGCGTCATAACCCTGTGCAACGAATTTCTCACGGTAAGATGCAAGGGTCTTTTCCTTGACAAGATTCTCCTTGTCGGCAGTCAAGGCTTCAATCTGTTTCTGCATCTCTGCCAGCTTGTCGGCCTGTTCCTGTGCAGCATTCTCGTCATCGGTACGCTTTGCCTTGAGTTGCTTCTTGTACTCGGCAGCTTCGCCGTTGGCTTTCGTCACGGCGTTGCGCAGCTTCTCCACCTCTGCGCTAGGGTCTGCAACCTTTTCAAGCGCAGAAATGATTTCATCGGCGGTCATGCCCTCTTTGTAGGCATCACCAAGCAACACACTGAGTTTCATATCGTTAATTTCCTCCTGCGTTTTTTTATCGTTGCTTCCCTGCAACGCTGCGAAATTTGTATCCCGGCTTCCCTGCCGGAATATATCAGCCCGCTTATGCGGATTGATTCGAATTATGCACACAACAGATTGTGTGCGTTCGTCTTGGTAATGAAGTCTTTAACTGCGGTATATTCCCATCCGCAATCCACAAGACCACTTACCAAACATTCCATAGACTGAATTGCCCGAAGTTCTTCTTGCGTAAAGCAATCGCGCAAATTATCAGATGCTTTGATTTGATATTTTTCACGAAGCTGCGCAGCGTTCATACCAAACAAAACTTTGTAAATGACATTGGTATACGTGGAGTACGCATGACCGTGCATCCGCTCATTTTCGGTGGACTGTTGCAAAGCCTTTGTAAGAGCTTGTCGAACAGCAATGCCCTTCTCACGCTCAATCAGTTTTCCACGCAATGCGTTTTCCATTGCGTTAAACTGTTTGATATACGCTTCTTTGAATCGCATCGCCAGTTCGCCAGTGTATCCCATAACGAGAAGCGTGAATCCATCACGGGTCATAATGTATGCGTCCTGTTTGCGCCCACGAGAATCTGTATATTTAATACCCTCAAAATTGATGGCATTAAATTCATCGCTACACCCAAGATTTCTAATGTCACGGACGACATTGAAATGTTCCTTTCCGAATGTTTCAGCAACATCCAAGCTAGAAACAACAGTGCGCTCTTCGTGATTGATTTTTGCAATTTCAACTAACATTGCTATCCATCCTTCCTGTTTGTGGATTTTGAATGTTCGGATATGTGCAAAGGGCTATTCGTCCTTTGTTTCATTGTTTTTGTTGGCAGACTGCCCATCCGTCATGTTATTGACATTTGTGCCAGTAACATCCTGTTTAGGCTGTTCCTGTGGCTTCGGTGCTTTCCCATCCTCGCCCAGCTTGCCAGCGGAAATCAGGAACGGCTTGCTCATCTCATAAGCAGCCTGTGGGTCAGGGAACAGACCGGGCGTAGTGAAAGCCAGCTGCGGGTCAATCGGCTGCTGAATCATCTGTGCAAAAATCTGAACCTTGCTCTGCTGGTTATCGTACTGACGGCGTGGCAGTTTGATGTTGATGTCACTTGCCATCAGCTTAGAGCCAGCCGTATCACGCAGAATTTTCAGCATTACAGACAGGCTTTGACGTTCAGCATACTTGAACATATTCTCGTACTGCTGCGCCCTTGCTTCGGTGTGATTCCATCCGTTACGGACGATGACTGCGCCCACGTTGTCGGATGTTGCGTTCTCGCTGCCGGTGGCACTAGGCATAGCAGTCAGACTGCGATACACGTTCAACATGGAATCAATCAGAATCTGCGTTTGCTGCTGGTTCAGCTCGTTTGCAAGCTGTTTTACATCGGCAGCAAGTCCAGAAGTAGACTTGATTGACATTGCGCCCATAGCCTTAACAGCTTCCAACGCTTCTTTATCAACAAGACAGTTAATAAAGACCATGATGGATTGGATGAACTGCTCTACGCCATCGAGACGATTGCTCTCCAGTAGATTGATGGCATCCAGCACAGGGATAGCCGGTTCAAACAGACCCATCCGCTCCGGGTTCAGCTTGTATTCGACCATCGGCAACATTCCGAGAGAGTGATTCTCCGACTTTGTGACCTTGCCGTTGTCGATTTCAAAGTACTGGTTTGGTGTATACACGCAAATCAGGTCGTTCAGGTCATTCTGATAATTGCGTGGGATGTGCAGCACGTTGGCGATGGGCTTGTGTCCAATGCCGGAATTGTAAATCACATACGCCATATCCGGGTCGGGAACATCCACCAGCAGGGGCGTTTCGTCCGGGTAGTTTCCGTTGTACCCCTTGTCAGGGAGAACAATGCGGTATCCCTGCCCACACTCCAACATCCACTGCCAGAGCCGCCGATCAAGCGCGTCCTTGCCCTCATACTGCAAAGCATTGGACAGGCGGGCGATTTCCTCGCCGTCACCAGTTGCCGTTTCAGACCGCACATAAGAACAAGGAGTGCCGCTCATGTAGCCGGTGTAGAAGCCAACGCACTCGTTGGCATGGTTCTCTACAATGCGGTTAGTGATTTCAGCGTGGTACTCCTTTGTGCGGTGGAGAACAGGCTGGCTACCCAAGTAGTAGTTGTGCAGAAAGCGAATCTCGTTCTTGTTCAGCAAATGAATAGGCTCTGCCTTGCCCATGACCACTTTCAGCACGTTTGCCCGATTGATTTCCGTCTCCGGCGTTTCAATCGCTCTACGTCCGGTTAGCGGCTCATTCAAAAAGCCGCCAACAACCGTCTGATACTCAGCCATGTTTTCCTCCTTTCTGGAAAAATAAAAAGCGCAGCAAGACAAACCCGTTAAGGTCTATCTCACTGCGCCAAAACTGCGCTTCAAAAGCTATTCACTTTTCCGGCGGATGGATGATTTTCACCCATCCTTCCCTTGTGTCTCCTTCGATAACGCCTTTGCATCTGTCACACTTGAAATGGTATCGTCCGTCCACTTCGCCAAGATAGCGGTTGCAGCGGACATTCTTATAGATTGGGTTTTGCCTGATACAAGGGCAACAAATTCTAACTAGCATGGGCGCTCCTTTCGTTGGATTTCTGGAAACAGGCTGTTGAGCACAGACCTGTCAGAAGCTACTGGGAAACTGTTCGCACTTCCAGCCGTGCTATCTCCGCTCAGAGAAAGTCATTGCAGTCTTTACATTCAGTTGTCGGACAGATGTAAACGGGTTAACTGCAATTTTGGTGCTGCATAATGGATTTGAACCAATGTATGTCCGATTATGAGCCGGATGCTCTAGCCATACTAAGCTAATGCAACATAAACCCCGGCTTAATTGGTTAACCGCTGCTCTTTGCAATGTCATGTCCAAACATTGCATCGAGAGCCGGGAATAGCGGTGGAGAATTCGGAGAATAAAAAGCCAAGCAAAGAAGATGGTTGTGCTGCGTAACGGAATCGAACCGTTGCTTGCTAGCCGTGGGGGAGACAGGCCGGCATTCCCCTTACAATTGGAAACGCAACATATAAAGCCCGGTGAAGGAGAAAGAGTGAGAAAACCTTCACCGGCGAAAGGAGGAATATGCCTATTGACGCCCAAGCAAGTAAAAATGACAAAACCTTGCTGCGCTGGGCTATTCCTTAGAGGAAGCTGCAAATCTTCCTGTGTAAATTATAAGCCTTGTCAAGTGGTGGAATCAAATAAATAGACCCAGCGAACACAATATATTGTGTTTTTAATCAAAAAGGCCTCTTGACAGGCTCAATTTTACTGATTCCGTTATACAATTCATCGGCAAGCTGTGCCAGACTGTCCGGTGCATCATCGTGCGGAACTTTGCCAAGTTGCGTGAACATCGTCACCTGTTCCATGAACGCTTTGTACTCTTTCGACTGGTGTTTTTCGTCAAGGAAATAGAACCGTTTGATGTCCGGTGCATACTGGATGATTCTTGACAGCTTGCTTTGACCACTTGGCGCACGCTGGCTGCGGACAGAGCAGTGATAGCCCTGCTGCCGAAGCTGACTGTCTACCACGTCACAATATTCATCACCGCCGTTGTTGGCTTCGCCACGCACCACGTTGATTTTGTGCTGGATGATTTTACCCACGACTTCCGGTCTGGTCACGGTCTTATCGCCGTTGTTGAACACAAGGTCAGGGATGAACACGGCATCTCCATACACATAGGCGATAGGGCAAGCTGTGAAGTCGCCGCCGCCCCATGCAATATCCATGACCATGAGCTTGCGATCAGGCTCTCCGTCAGGCAGAACACCGTTGAAATACCGCAGTTCATCAGCAGGGAACAACAGACCTTCACGCACATAGGGCTTGCCCATGTACTTTGCCCACCATGTTGCATCATCAATGCTGGCTTTCATATCGGCATAGTAGGCATCGTCAAAACCGACGCCATAGTCATAATTGAAGTTACTGTGTCCGTTCTCGTTCACCGCAGGAATAACCCGGAATCTATACTTCGGGTTGTCTGCATACTGATTCTGGATGCGTCCCAGAGGGTCAAGCACGTTCCAGCGTGTGCCGACCATCAGCTCTAATGCGCCTTGCTTTTTGCGGTCTTTCAGCTGATTCAGATAGGCATCGTACTTATTGTTTAAACGCTCAACATTCAAGCTTTCCTCCAAGTCCTCGATCAAGTCATCGCTGTACAGAACGCCGCCCTCGCCAATTTCAACAGCGCCAGTCAACGTGCCGCCTATGGAGCGACAAGTCAGTGTTGGGAAACGCTTCTTCCGGTTCAGGTCAACGCTTTCGTCCTTTGCACTCTTGTCCACAAGCTGAACGTCAGGAAAGATTTTGCCCCAGTTGTAGGTCACAGGCTCGGTGATGATGGACAGCACTTCACCGTAGAAACCATTGGTCAACTTGTCAGAGTGTCCGCTCATAACCGATGCAACGTCAGGGCGGTTGCCCATTAGCCATGTGATGAAAAATATACAAAGAGTTGATTTTCCTGTTCTCGGAGCCATAGAAATCCCCAAGAAATCTACACGATGGAAAAATAAATCCTCTAGGTCATTAACAAGCGTGTGGAGAATGCGTCTGCGTGGCTGATAGAACTTCTTCTCCGGCGCACGGTTCCATTCAAGATAGATGCAATAGCTGTCGAACACATCTTTTGCTTCAAACAGGTACGTCCGGCCGATAATGTCATAAACCTTCGCCACGTCCTCGCCTGTTTTCATCTTGCCCATCATGGCTGCACAGACAGAGCGCAGCTCACCAGAGTATTTGTAGGCATCGAACCGCTTGTCCTGTGGCAAAGCATCTCTCAGGTTCACCACCGCCTGAAACCAGTCCTCATAGACCTGCGCTTCGGTCGGATTCTGCTTTGCATACGATTTGATGCTGTCGATGATGGCGATACACTGCTTTGGCTGCATAAAAAATAGGCACCCCCTACCTGAAAATGTAAAGAGTGCCTACAACTGCACAAAAAGTATTTTATTCTTTTTGGTTAAAATCTGTTAAAAAACAAATATATCAAGCATTTTCGCCAAGAACATCCCGCAAATCAATGCGAAATCAATCATTATCATTGGCATATTATCGTTCAGAAAATCTAGGAAGCGAAGCTCAATCCGTTCCAATCTGTCTCTCATTTTCATACTACAATCCTATACGTTTTATTTTTAATTGGGTCAATGCAATTTGAATATCTTGTAAAAGGCTTTATATAGACAACCTTTCCGTTTTTATAGTGTCTAACAAATCCACGAACATTCACAGCTTTAGTTGGTTTTGTATAAGAGCGCTTGGGTGGTTGATTGTTTATATTTTTTCTTATCGGAGATGAGTTTTTGACGACAATGCTTTCACTGTTTTGGATTCTCGATTTTTTAGCGCATTCTTTCTTTGAAAGAATTTTCTTGTCAAGCGATACGTATTCAACTGGTCTTTTTTCGCTCATGTAAGCCATTATGGAAGCGTAAACAGAAACAGCGCTCTGAATATTTTCTTCTTTCTCTCGATCTGGTAGCTTACTAAGAAATACATCAACTTTTTGCGAGATTCGATGCCACAAGAATTTAAGCAGAAGATCGCCGCCAACGGAAACTCTAAACAAGACGGTAAATAGCTGATTGTTTTCTTCCGCTCTAATTATTGTATGCAGTTTTTCTTCATCGTCGCTTACAACGATAACCGAAGAATCAAAAGCGGGGGTATAACTTCTGACTTGATCTTTATGGCTATCTCTCCATCCTAAAAGACGTTTGCAATCTTCTCTTGATATTTCAATTCTAGCCATTATCAACTGCCTTCTTTCATTCCCAGCTCATTTTATGCTTTTTAATCGCACAAGTATCTCCAATTCCGTCTATGCGAACGATTTCTTCTTCAAAATCAACGGCATTTTTACTCACCACACGCATAATTAAGCCTACTTTTAGTGGAGATTCAGGTTCATAGCCATCGCCACATTTGCTTGTAGTAAGCCATCTGACATACTCATCATCGCAGCGCTGCCTTGCATATACTTTTCCGTTTTCTTTACAACGATAAAGGTCGTTGCAAAATTCTTCACCAATAAAACAAACCGTTCTTACGTTTTTCATATTAAACCTCTGGCTTTAGCGGAAGCGGCATCCAATGAGTGACAGGCCACTCGTAATCATCAGAGTCTATATAAACTTCGCCGCCTCTGTTAACAAGATTTCCAATCGCTTGCCACCCATAATATCTCGAAGAGACATCCATATTTATTGCAATCGCTTCATCATCTGGTAAATCATAATACTTTGCTTCTTCCCAAGAAGTTCGAACGATTTGCTCCTTTGTAAACTTTTTGAACCCATAAAGCGTAGTCATTATGCGAGCCATTATTTCATCTTCGTTTTCATCGCCCCACTTGAACTTAAAGCATATTTTAAGGAAATCAACCAATTCTTCAAGTTTGACATACTGCTCCATAAGCCGCTCCTTTCACCTGTTCTGTTCAGCAATCCGATACCATGTCTGGCGGGTCACGCCAAGCTGCTTGGCAGCGTCATTCTTTATATAATGTCGGCTCACGTTTGCCATTACAACCAACTTTCATAATGTAATCAAGATATTGTTTTACCATCGTGCTATCTTCGCAAATGCTGGCATACATAGCCAACTGGATATTCTGCCCTAAGTTTGATTCAGTTGGTTTAATGGTCAATCCTTCATTTTCAAAAATCAGAATGGAATTTGCTAATTTACATCCTTCAACAAAAGCAAACAATTCTTCGTATTTCACAAAATCAAAAATTGAACGCAGCTTTGTTGTTCCATCTTGAACAATCAAATTACCGCCATGAATATTTTCTAGCTTTTCAGTTAAATCCATCTTTTGTTTCTTACTCATATTGATGTTCCTCCAAAAGAATGGTATACTGTGGTTGCACCATTCTTTTTCCTGTTTTGGTTGGTTTGGTGTACTCTTAGCGGTGGCTTGTGGTTGGGCTGCCGCTATTTTTATTTGCGTATCTTTCAGCACGTTCATACCAAGTAGATTTTCCGATGCCAAGCCGCTTGCAGCACTCTTTCACGGTAATTTCGCCTTTTTGCTGTTGTTTTAATAGGCTTTCAAACTGCTGCTCGTCAACTTGCTTTTCCTGTCTGCCAAAGCTACGGCCTGTTCTGGCCGACACTCTCTTGCCATCAACAATAGGCATGGCAGCTATACCCTCTGCCTGACGCAAGCGGCGCATATCAAAATCATCTTCGGCATCCATAATGAAATATCCATTTTCGACCAACTTCTTCTTTGTTCTTATTTCCACTTCTCTCGCGACTTCATAAACAAGATCCTCTAGGACTTTCATGGAAACGCATTTATTTCTTTTTACAAAATCTCTAAATGTCTTACTCCTTGAAGTTTTGTTTTTCCATCTGTTTTTATCGCTTCCAATCCCAACGTAAAAGGGGACAAAGCAATCATCTTTAGAGAAAAACCAAACATATACATAGTTGTTCTTTTCGAATTCTTTCGCTGCATTTTGAATATCGCCAAAAGTACGCTCCATTTTAACCTTCCTTTTTTTCTTCCAAAATTGGTTCCTGCTTACCTTTAACCCACTCGCCATCCTTTCCGTACCGATAATATCCCTCATACGTTTTCCTGTTGCTAAGAATGGATTGAACGGTGCTAATGGTAAATGGGTTTCCTTTTCTCCCTCGATAACCCTCTTCGTTTAACTTGTTCACAACAGAACGAATCGTTTCACCAGAATCTCGAAGTTCAAACGCTCTTTTTACAATTTTTGCTTCCTCTTCGTTAATAATGAGTGCCCCATCCTTTACTTTATATCCCATAGGTGCTTTTCCACCGCTATAACCGCCATTAGATGCCTTAATTGCTCTTCCGCTAGATGTTCTTTTTGTTATATTGTCTCTTTCCATTTGAGCGCAACATATTGTAAAGGTTCTCAACATATCAGAAAACACTCCAAATTCCCCAAAATCTTCGGCCACGCTGATAAGCGAAACATTCTTTTTAGTAAGAAGTTCCATCCTGTACCAAAAATACACATTGATGTCTCTAGCAATTCTATCGCTTTTAGCGGCTACAACAGCTTCGTATTCAACATCATCTTTTCCGTAAAGGATGCTATCAAAGCCCGGCCTACGCTTTGCCCCAGATTCACCTTCATCAGTGTACCATTTGACAATTTTCATGTCATTTTTTTTGCAATATTCTTCTATCTGTTCCCTTTGTGCTTCAAGTCCAAATTTGTCCTCTCCGCATTGCCCTTCGGTAGAAACTCGGATATAAGCGGCTACGTTTTTCATTTTTAACAGCTCTCTTTCTTGACCCTATTATACACCATGTACGTTTAATCGTCAAGAGAAAGTTTGCGTATTTTTGCTTTTACTATCACAATGTTCAGATATTTCTGAAATCACCAATCAAATGCGTTTTTATATACAAAACGTATAGCAATTTCAAAAATATTCGATAATCCGTATTCGGCAAGAACTATCATCACAAGATAACAGCATCTCAAAGATAGTAAATCGCTATCAAAAATCACATATATGTGAACAAAATCCATGTATCCATGGATAAGAATTATACAAATTGGGCTGTTGACAACTATATACCAAGCGTCTATAATCTAAGACAGCAGAACACACGATGAATCAGCCAACAACGGTAGATTTATCCTTTGTGGCATAAAAAATAGGCCGTCAGCCCCACCGTCCAAAGTAGCACTGACGACCTATTCCACCACAAAACAGAAGCTGCGCAACCAAGGGCGCAGTCTCGGTTTCTGTCAATTATTATAGCAGAAGCAGACCGCTTCTGCAATAGAAAGGAGCAAAAAACATGAACTTTCCCACGACAACCGAAGAATTTCTGAAAACACTCGCCCACGGCAAAGAGCCGACCAGCGAGGACAGGGAGTACGCAGAAGCGCTGGGTAAGCTGTCCGAACTGAACTACCGGGCAGGGTACGAAGCGGGAGCATCCAAAAAGGATAGCTAAGTTTTGTGCAAAATGTAGAAAACGGGAAGATAGTACAGATAGCAGTACTACGGATAGTGTTTCATACCTTGACTTAGCACAAAACATAGTTATACTAATATCACCAACAATCGAAAGGGGGTGGGCTAATATGAGCAATCCTTATGCTGAGAGATACAATCGCACATTAACTATCAGCTTGACGGAACGCCAGTTCAATCACTTGCAAGACTACTGCATCAAGAATATGGTTTCCTTGTCTTCTGCGCTGCGAGAATCGTTCTTCTTGCTTCATCCGATGCTTAATGAAAAGAAATGATACGCTCGCTAAAGTTACCAGCCGCAGCAAGCGTATCATACACACTCAGAGAGTATAGACCCTCTTTGGGTTATTATACCAGAGATGGCTTGCTCTCGCAAGATAGAAAGGTCAAATTTCTATGAATAATAATCTTGAAACCATCCGAATCTTCTCCGAAGATGTTATCCCTGTGTATGACACTGACACTGGCGAAAAGGTAGTGCTGGGTCGGGAGCTGCACGAGCGGCTCAAAATCAAGACCGCATACAAAGACTGGTTCCCTCGTATGTGCGAGTATGGTTTTGTCGAAGGTACGGACTATTCATTGGTCGCTCAAAAATGCGCAACCAATAATCCGAAAAATCCGTATACTACTCGTACAGAGCACGTTATCACTCTGGACATGGCAAAGCATATTGCAATGATTCAGCGGACACCTGAGGGCATGGAGATTCGCCAGAAACTGATTGACCTTGAGAAAAACGTGTCCGTCAACCAGTTCGCAGGGCTTTCTAAGGAGCTACAAGCAATCCTCGTGATTGACCAGCGCACCATGAAGCAGGAGCAGCGCATTTCTGCTCTTGAGAACACCATGACCATCGACTACAATCAGCAGCGTGTGTTGAAGCGTGTCGTGAACACGGTGGTCATCAACGCTCTGGGCGGCATGGACAGCCCGGCCTACAAGAGCCGCAGCATCTCCCAGAAGCTGTTCATGGAATGCAACCGGGACATTCAGGACTGGTTCAATGTGAACAGTCGAAACAACGTGCCAAAGAAGCGGTTCGATGAAGCTGTCGAGTACATCAAGAAGTGGAGACCGTGTGCGAACTCTGTTATGTTGGTTCAGGTCACGAACGGCCAGACCCAGATGCCCATGTGAAAGGAGAACGGATATGATTAACGGCGATAAGTACGAAAACCTTGACGAATACATCAGCGACACTCTGGAAAACATGGAGTGGCTTTGGAGAACGCCTGATGTTGGAGAAACCTACAATGGGCGAGTGATCGCTTGCAACGGCAAAGAGGTTGCGTGTGGCTATCTCTCCTACGAAGCAGACGAATACGGTGATTTGAGACCGTACCTGTGCGACAACGGCAAGATTGTCATGCGTGACGTTAACGATTGGATGCCGATGCCGAACGTGACCAGCGCATTGAAGAAGTAAATAACACATAAGAAAAGCCAGTGGTTAGAGAACATCTAGCCGCTGGCTTTTGTGCTGTTATCAGGAAGTCAAAAATGCAGAAGCAAAGAAGAACACAAGATAATAGGTTATAATGCAAAGAATGATTGTGGCAATTATTTTACCAACACTCATTCTTTTCTTATTTTCTCCCCCACACTCAGGGCAAAACTTTGCTGTCCTTGAAATCATGTGTCCGCAGTGTTCACATGGAATCAAATCGTTTTTCGGCTCTTTCTTTTCCATTGTGCTCTCCTTATTCGTCCACGAGGTCTGCGTACTTGACTTCAATTCTGGGCAGTTCATCGGTGGTGCTGGTCAACGCTCTGGTGATTTTTTCAAGCCCGGTAAACTCACCATAGACGGTGATAATATCATCGTCCAGAATCTTCACAGCATCGCCACCGCGCTTATCCAGCATATAATATTCGTCATCGGCATAGAAGCCGTATCCGCTGTTGTCCGTGTAGGTTCTCCATGCCTTCTCGCTACCGGAGAAGTTTGCGTCAATAATCTGCGAGACCTTTACCTTGACTACAATCTTAGTACCTTCATACTTTTTAGGATAGCGGCACAGCTCCTTATAGTCCACAGTCTGGCACTCTGCCTTGTAATCGTCCTCGCCGATTTCAGGCGCAACAGATGCAACGGAAGAAGCGGTCGATGCACTTGCCTTGTCAGATGTAGCGTCCTTGTAGCCCTCTTCAAAGCCCTTCTTGCCGCTATCGCTAGAGCCACCAATAGCAGACAAGACAATTAAAACAATGATGGCGATGAACCACCAACGCTTGTAGATAGGCGGCTTGTTCTTACCCCCACACTGAGGGCAGACCTTTGCACTTGCAGCAATCTCTGCACCGCAGTGCTTGCACGTTGTCATTTTACTTTTAGCCATTGTAGATTCCTCCCTTTCAAGGCTTGTAAGGCAAGTATAGCACAGAACACAAACCCTTTGTAGGGGTCTTTTTGTTTTTGCGCGGAATTTTTGAGATTGACAATGGGGGGTGGGGTGATTTGCATAGAAAAGAGGGGGTGGGTATGCAGGGAAAACGCCTTTTTTATTTTTTCGGTGGTTGAAAGACTGACCGGGCGGGGCTGGGCGGCGGTTATATACCCCGCCGGTGGAGACCTCAGCCCCCCAGCGCACCCGGACAGACTGCACAACGCAGGCAGCAGCGCAGGCCGTGCCAGATGAAAGGCAGACCACACAAGGCAAGGCACACACGCCCGGACGCTGGACGCGCTGCACCGGGAGATCGGGACGGCGGCGAGTGCTGGAGGGCGCGGGGCGTGGAGCGTACAACACCTGTATGTTGCACACGCAACATTTTTATGTGCTTGTACGTTTAATCTTGAATATGCTATTGACTTGTACGTTTAATCATGTATAATAGTAAATGTACAGAGGATGTACACCACCACACCACCACAAAACAGGAGGACAAAACCATGATGAACAATAAAGAGATCGATTATACCGCCCGCCCCATTCCGGGAGATTACGAAGGCCGCAGCCATCGCGCGTGTGTATGGTACAACAGAGCCCGCGCCGCGTTTGACCTTGCCACGCTTGACGCGCTGACAACCGCCGCAGATAAAGCCGCTGACCGCGTACCCACTGAGGCATACGAAAAAGCAAGAAAGCTCCTTGACAGCGTGCAGCGTTGGGGGCTTGCAGACACAAGAGCTTGGGAGCTTGACAACGACAGCCGCTATTATAACTCCGAGTGGCTCAAAACCCGACAGGCTCAGCTTGCGAAACGGCGTGTAAAGCTTGATAAAGAGCTCAAAGAATACGGCTTGCAAATTGACAGTTACGGCTTGTATCCTTGCATTAGAGAAATCACCAAACCGGGCACGGATATGTGCTTACTTTATTGGCTTTAATGGGGGTATAAAAATGAAAATGGAATTTCGGACTAAAACCAACGCAAACGGGCATTGCTACTATCTCAGCATTGATACCGGCAACAAAACGGTTTCGACCGTTCCAACCCGTTGGATTTCTAAGGATATCCCCGCGCTGACAAAGCGTGATTTGGACACACTCAAGGCGCAGGCCATTGCAGACGAATATACGGAGGTTTGAGCCATGACAAGAACAGATGAAATCAACGCCGAAATCAGAAATCAGGCCGTGCGCCTGTATCCCAAGTGCGCCGGGCTGTTTGAGCTGCCGTTAATGGTATACACTCATATTGTAGCGGACAACCTGACCCGCTCCAAGCCGTACCGCTTGAGCGTTGAGCGTTGCAAAAAAATCATTCTGGCAATGCCAGAGTTTGACTAATGGAGGGTTTACAGTATGATCACACTTGATTTTACCCAGTGGGCCGCCCTCTGGTACGTGGGCGGCATGATTTCCGGCGCACTCGTTATGATTGCTTTTTTAAACAGCTGAGGAGGGCGAAAAAAATGACAATCGATATTTACAGGCCGGAACTTACCACAGAGTATCGTGGCAATGTAAAAGCCGCTATCCGTGCCGGTGCTTACAGTGTATGGGACGCGGAACGCATTACAGGTGCTTTTAATTTTGGACACGGTACGCAGGCCGATTTTGAGCGGCACAAAAAAGCAAATTCTGATTTGCATCTTTTTATGGAGGTATAAAAATGACGACGTTTGAAGAAAAAGTGAACGCATACCGCGAAAACAAGCGGTTGATTGAAGAATTAGAAGCAATGAATGATGCCGTAAAGGCTGAAATTATCGACATGATGCACGGCGCACCTGAAATGGTGCAGGGTACTGCAAAGGCCATTTACAAGGACGTGCAAAGTGTCCGGCTCGATAGCAAGCTTTTACAGGCCGCGCACCCGGATATTTATGCTGAGTGCAGCAAAAAGACCGTTTACAAACGGTTTAGCGTGGTATAAGGGGGTGCAACAAGTGTCCTGCATCCTGTTTTTATTTTGGTTTTTTAGTGCCTTGTTTAAGGCCAGCAAGTGAGGAGGGCTATATAATGACTACTACCATCATTAAGGGCATTGACCCCATGACCGGACTGTATACCACCCGTTACTATGCACGCAAGGCCTGCCCCGGTGATTGCGTTGTTGTCAAGGTTTGCTGCGGTTATACAATCATGGCCGCAGCAGATTATAACATCTGGCGCAAACAGCGTTGACCTGTTTCCCATTTCAACCCCGCCCACGCTGGCGGGGCTTTTCTTTTGCCTTGCATCTGCTGAGGGTGCAAGGCTTTTATTTTGCCTTGCTACAATACAGCCACATACAAGCGTTTACAGCGCATTTTGTATTTCCTATGCAAACTATACCACCCACGCCACAAAACCGCGTGCAGGGCTTTACAGGTGCTTTTCCTGCGATTGTACCTATTTAATTATCACAGATACCAGACCGACACAAGCGGCTATAATGCCGCCTGCACCACGCTGGAGCGCCTACCAGCGCCCGGACGCCCTGCACCGATACCAGATACCACCGCCACGCCGGACGCTATACAGGTCAGCACAGCAGCCCTATTATAATAAGGTATATAAGGGCGCAACGGTTCAGCCCGGCACAATTCACCCGGCGGGGCAGTCCAGCAGCAGCGGCGCGGCGGGCGGCGCGGAACCACTGGCGGCTCTCGCCGCATCTCTTTTTCGGGCTTTCGCCCGATAGCCAATAGAGGCCAGCAATAGTCGCAGTGTTCCGGCTGAAATAGTCGTAGCCAATAGTCGTAATTTCTCCCAGAAAATAGTCGTGGAATAGTCGTAAAGTCATCAGACAACTAGCTTTTGAAAGTCCTATATATCGTATAACAACGAACAGTTCGCTGATAGTCATAGAGTAATAGTCGTAGCATCTTCTTGCGAATCATCGTCAAATAGTCGTGTGTTTTTTGTGTGAAATAGTCGTTCGCCTTTTAGGGAAAGAAAGGTGCGATAGTCGCTAAGTCATCCGACCACTCCAAAAATCACCTCTCGTTCCAATTTCGCATAATATATTCCTGAGCTAGTTATATCCATTTCGTATAACAACCGTACTTATTATAGTATACAGATATAATTACTCCCGATAATCACAGATTATTTCGTATAATAACTCGTACCATCCGATTCGGTCTGTTCCCGTTCGTTTTAATTCCCAGTAATGCACATGGTATTACAATCAATCCATAGCATTCTGCTAGGAATAGCGAATGCAACATTTCTACATATTCACCCAACTACAAAATAAAGTCAATTCTCCATGTGGAATAGTCGCAAACCATTTACCAGTCCGAACCTCACGCCAGTTCTCGCCTACGGTCTGCTCTGCTGGCTAACGGTTTAGCTTTGGAGATAGAGGGTTGTAGGGGGAAAAAAACCTTTGTGGGGGCCTCAAACAATTTATTTGTTTGAGGGGGGAGTTAGGGGGATTATAGGGGGTAATAGGGGTTGTAGGGGAAAGAGGGGGAAGAAAGGGGGGAAGATTGGATGCGAACGCATCATGTGCATCCATTTGCATGCGAACGCATCACGCTGATAGTCGCAGCCATCTTTGCTTCCGTCTCGCTTTATTTCGTGACTAGGCGAATGGCTGCTGGCATCTGCCCATCTGGCTGCTATCATCGCGGGAAAGGCGTGTAAGAGCCTGTCTGCCACGTTTTTCCGATTGACCCGATAGCTTTCACGTCTGACCATGAAAAGCCGTTCTTTACGCTTCTACACCGGTCTGATTGCATGGTCTAGTTTGAGATATGCCATCAGCATAAACGGAGAGCCGCCTACGAGCGTCTGTGGCGTGTTTTCGTGATGGAGCCGATAAAGTTATCGCCTAGCATCTAAAACGTCTTAAAGCAGGCTTTCTCGCGGTGTTTAAGCGAAACAAGAAAAAGCCATCCTGTCATAAGTTGACAGAACAGCTCTTGGCGGTTCGTTGTATTGCGTTCATTCTTCAACCAGAGTGATTTTTGGAAGCTGGTCAACAGGTGTTCTCATAACCCACTGAAATGTCTCCCAAAGCCCATCGTACGTCTGGAAGATGTTTGTATGGCGTCTTTCATCGCCCCGATGAGCCCCGATAAAAAGTCTTACGGCAAAATCAGCTTCATTGCGTTGCAGGCCAATGGACATTAACAGCTTTTTATATCGATTCTGCGTCATCTTTTCGTTCTCCTTTCAATCCATCCAAGTATACTCTTGGAACCGTTGAATCTGCTTGTTAAACGTAATTGGAAGGTCGCCTATCTCGCCTTCCTTGTTCTTACTCAGCCGGAACAGGTACTTGTCGGGGTTATCGCCGGACAGAAGAATAATTGCATCAGCGTCCTGTTCGATTTGTCCGCTCTCTCGCAAGTCGGAGTTAGTAGGCGTTGCTCCGGGCTTAGATGGGTTTCGATTAAGCTGTGCCAGTGCCACCACGACAATGCCTGTGGTCTGTGCCAGTTCGTGCAGGGCAATGGATATGGCTGTAATGGCGGCATATCTGTCCTTTGCGCCCGTTTCGTGGATGAGTTGAAGATAATCTACGAAGATGACCTGAGCCTTTTTACGGAGAGCCTGAGCCTTCATCCACGCCACGTTCTTTCCGGCAGCGGAGCGGATATATAAGGGCATTTTCATGTTCTTTGCCTGTCCGTCAATCTCATTCAAGCTGACCGCCTTGTTTTTCACCGTGTCCAGAGGGCAGTATATTTGATTAGCCATCAGACGTGCGCCTAGCTTGCGTTTGCTGGTTTCTAAGCTGAAATAGTACACGGTGTAGTTCTGCTTCGCCATGCTTGCTGCTATTTGCAGGGACAGGGCTGTCTTGCCCGCAGACGGTCTGCCGCCGATGATGATGAAATCACCCGGTGAGATGTGCAGTGCTTCATCAAGACGCTCTAGGCCTGTCTTGATATACACAGGCTTCTCGTCCATGTGAAGCACATAATCGTTCAGCACATCCTCGTATGTCCACGCATCTTCTTCCTCAGCTTTCAGACTCATTGCCTCGCCCATCTGCTGATAGATTTCAGACAAGTCCTCATAGGTCGTCAATGCGCTGGCGGATTCAACGGCAAGCGATTGGAAGCGCCTTAATGCAGCATTTTCCTTTATCCGCTTAGCCCATTCTCCCATGCGCTCACGGCTAAGGACAACGCACTCAGCTTCACACGCTTTGCTGCACTCCACAATCAAATCTGCAACGTTCTTGTGTGTTTCTCTGAGGTCTACAACGTCTACATATCCACGAAGTTCCCAATAGCCCTTAATCGCATTGAAAGCCTCTTGTAGCTCTTTTGTTTCGAAGTCAGAATCATCAACTTCAACCATGACTTCGGTTGCAACATCTCTTTTGCACAGTGTCAGACCGCCGATAAATACCGTTTGAACGTCCATTGTCATAGTCTAGGAAACTCCATCTCCGTACTTTGCTCGTACTGGTCATCCTGTTTCAATGCGTAAATGTCTTGCCATCCGGCATAGATGCTCTGGTCGAGAATGGCTTTCCAGTCGTTCCGATCAAACTTTTCCAGCTTGTTACAGAGCATCTGTTTTGCCCGGTCTGTCATAGGCTTTTTGATTCTTGTACGCATCTGTGCGAACTCTCGCAGAGATTCCAGCAGGGCTTTATCGCCATGAGCAAAGTCGGAGAAGATGTCAGGTTTCTTCTTGACTGCACTCTCCGGCAAGGTCTTGACATTCGTCTGACTGTCAGTTGATACAATGGGTTCATTGTCATCTGACTTTGAGCTCATAGATGAGCTGACTTTCATCTCATTTATGACATGAGGATGAGCTGACTTTCGTGTAGACCATCCTTTTGACGCAATATCGCTTCTTTTCGATTCTTCATCGAGCAGATGTTTAATCAAAATGAAACAAGATTCTGCTTTTTTTGAGTTCAAAGTTGCATCTTTTCCTTCAAAAACGTATGCACAGATTGCATCGTAGAGTTCCAATTTTTCTTTGCTTTTCAGCGTGGAGATGGCTTCAAAGTAGTATCGTTGGAATGTAAAGCTGTCTCGTTTTTTGTCCATATCAGTCCTCTTTGTAGCGTTTGTTCCATGCTTCGATAAGGTCTTTTTTAATCTTTTCTTTATCAGCTTCGGAACAATTAAAGCTGTATGGCTTGCTCTCCATGAATACTCGACACTTGCATCCATTCTTGCCGTTTCCTCTTGTTATAGACATCCAGCTTGTCAAATGGTCGCCTACTTCCGCAATGGCAACTTCTCCACCGCAGAACGGGCATCTCTTGAGTTCGGTCATTTTCTAAATCCCTCTCTCGTTCTCATAATTCGCTTATGCGCCTTGACAGGCCTTGTGCCTTTGCCGTACGCTGGGCGAATATGCTTCGCCTTGATGTACCCGCAAGGTGGCTTCGGCCCGAAGTCAAAAAGGCTCAAGTCCATAATGATGATGCCAAACTTCTTGTTCGTCATGTTTACTGCTCCTTACGCATACCATTTTGGTGCTTCGTTAAAGATTTCCACACCTTTTGCAAATCCCAGCTTTTCTAAGGTTTCACACATGATGCCGTCCATCACGCCATGCACACGCTCCTCATCATCTCCGTATGCTCTGTACGCTTCTCGCATAGCAGCCGTAAACGAGTCAATTATATCTTGCGTAATAACGAAATTGTTTTCCATAAGCCCTCCTATACCATCGGAAACGCCATCCAATGCGTCACCGTCACATCTTTTGGCAGTCTCTCGCCTATCTCATCCCAGAACTGACCGTCTGCGTAACAGCCTAGAAAGTACGCTGTTGGCGAGAAGCCTTGCAACATTTCTCCATCTTTATCACGCCACGTTGTCTTAGTCGCAAGCAACAAAGGTTCCGTTCGTTCTTTCGGCACTTCGCTTGCCGGGTGCCACATCGTGTTATTCATTCAATCACCATCCCACACGCCGTCTGGCCGCATTTTTGCAAATTCAAGCAGCCAATACAGCGCACGCTTTGCATTGCCTTCTGTCGCGTGCCAATAGTCGTCATCGTCTGTATCATCACCCAAAGCGGCAATAGCCTTTTCCAGCATCGGGATGCTTTCAGCTCCCGTCTTGCCGTAGATAGAACGAATTCCTTTTTTCCCGAGCACATCATTACGCCGATAGAACTTTCTATAATTCCATGTGACGTAGCACATCAGTTTTTCTGTTCCACCCACAATTCTCACGCCGCCTGCAATAAAATGTACGCTATCCGCTTTAAGCGTTTCATGCGTTACAGGGTCACAAAGTGAAATATCATAGCTCATTCTCTTTTTTCTCCCATTCCTTGCATCCACGTTCATCCCACACGAAGTCTGCAACGTGTTCCGACTGGTCGTTTACACACACGCCCTCTGGCTCTGCGTACTATTTACAAGAGCCGCAGGATGGCTCAGATTTGTTCTTGCAGGATTCTGCTGTGCATCGGATAGCCTTACCAGCGGAGAACTGCTTGATGCCCATGCAAGAGCAATGTTCAGTGGTGCAATAGAAGTTCATTCCTCTATCTCCTTCCATCCGATAAACTCACATAAACCAACAGTATTATTGGCGCAACGATGAACGAGGACTTTATCGCTTATTTTGAATTTTGCAATAAACCCAACTTTGCTTTCTTCCATTTCGTTTTCAAACATCCAATTAACGATGTCTTTATCGATTCTGACATCGCTTTCGTCCGTTATTTTTGCAAAGCATTGTTTGCACCTGTAAAGAGCGCATTTTTTCATTGTTTCTTCTCTCTCTTTCCACTGTTGAACTGCCCGATCACTCGCTTATATTCCTCATAGCAATCCGGGCATAGGTCGCCTGTGTCCCTGCGCCACGACCAATCCTTAAAGTATTCGTCAGGGTTCATCATCCTACCAGCTAGTACCGCTCCGCAGCGGTCGCATACTCGCTTGTGGTAGATTCCTCTATCAGTCTGCATTACTTTTACCTCTCATTGACCCATAATGGCCATAATCTGAATGATAAGGCTACATACAGCTACAACCAGCGAAGGCAAGCACAACCCGAGAGCATAATTTGAATCGTAAAACACAGGTTCTCTTTTGCATATTCTGTAAATAGGGTAGCCAATCAGCCACCCGATGAAGAACAGGGTCGATGTAAACACAATGCCAACAATAATTATTAAAACAGCCATGTTACATTACGTCCTTAAACAGGATTTCTTTGTCTGCTTTCCAGTCTTTGATTTTACATGGAATATCCGTTCCGGGTATGGTCTTTTTCAGCCCATCCATCTGCCAGACGTTCCATGAGATAGTGTCTGCGATGCAATCAAGAAAAATTGGCATGAAACCAATTTCTAGCTTTTCAGCATCAAACCAATACCTAAAATTCTCAATCAGCGTCATGAACAGATTGCACCTTGCCAGAAAGAGATTGTCTCCCTGCCACTCATAGCCGTATGTCGATGCGTAGGCGCTAATTGCCCAGAACATCCACATATCATAGTTATGGAACTGCTCTGCCAGAACATTCAGCTTTCTATCCAGCAGACCAATTCTGTCCGGCACGGCAATCATCTTCCCTGTCGTGGTATCGTATCGACTTGTCAGGAACGGCGCTTCTCCACAGGCGACTTCAAGACAAGTTTTGTTGATGTACCCCTTCCAATCCTTTCCATTCAGGTCGTTTTCGGCAACGTCTGCCATCTTCTTGCAAACCCAAGTCGGCGTAAACACCTCTGCTTTCTTGCTGGTGCGCTTCTTCTGGTCTGCCAACCGTTTCTGCACACGAGGGACAAGCTGAACCTTGTCCAACTGTTCCAGTGTGATTTTATCTGCAAAGCCCACGCCCAGTTCAGGTGGCGGGTCTGTCGCCCAGATGATGTTCTTGCCTGTCGTGTGGTCTTGCAAGAGGACAGGCAAGAACGTGCGTAGGCATGGGTCGGAGAAGTCAATCAACGTTCTTTGTTCTTTCAAGAACAATTCTTTCAATTCGTTTCGCTTCCTCTCCTGAATAGATAATTTCTTTGCATTCATTGCAATACCATCCGCTTAAATTTTTTAACGTTACACATTTTCCGTTATGTCTGAATTTTTGCGTGTAGTCGTGGCGAAAAATCATTTTTGAACCACAAGTGGGGCATTCTGTCATGTTTATCCCTCCGCTTCCGTAAGCTTATAGAAACGCTTTTCTGTAATTCCTAATAGCATTGCAGCTTCTTCCATTGTCATTCCACCGTTTATCCACGAAAAATATACTTCGTCAAAATGTTCAGGTTTTTTTAATTTTCTTGGTTTCGGATTTTCTTTTGACTGTGGCTTTGGAATTTTCACGCCAGCAGGAATCCTTTGCCTTGCGTATGTGTAGAATGTTCCATAAGGAAGTCCGCATTTCTTTGCCGCTTCTGTTCCTGCGATTTTTCCATTTAGATACGCTTGGAACGCTTCTTCAAATCCATCTGGTAATTCTCTCTTTGGACGACCGAACCTAACTCCACGAGCCATTGCAGCATCGATGCCCTCACCATGATTTTGTTTTTTTCTTTCAGCCAGTCCTTGACGCAGTGAAAGCAATGCTCACGGTTCTGGCAACGCTCCGGGTCACGATGCTTGATAAGCTCGCAGATGCCCCGCGTAAAGTTTTCTGTAATATCTTCGTCCGTCATGGAGCGGATAAAATCGCCGTTAGTCATCCTCGACCACCTCTTCTGCCACCTCTTTGTACTCCACGTCAATCCCTTTCGGCAAAGCCGTCTGGTACTTCTGCGCCAACTGTTCTGCGCTCTGGGCATCGCCCAACGGCTGTTCAGGCGGCGCAACGGTGACTTCCACGTTGTCACGCATACCAAAGTAGTTCTTGGCTCGGAAAATCCACTCTGCCGGGTTCTCCTGACCGTACATACCGTTGTATGCCCACATGGACTGCATTTGCAGAATCAGCTTGAGGATGTACTTCTGCTGCAAGCTGTCGTCACGGCGCTTCCCCGCCATAATCTGCTTCAGGCTCACCCATTCGATGCCAAGCACCAGTGCAATCCATTCCACCACAGGGGAGATTCTAGCTTCGATGCAAGCGTCAAAAAAGAAGTCAAGACGTTGCTGTACTTCAATCGGGTTGTTCATGTCCACGCTCGGAAGGTCACCAAAATACTTGGCTGCAATCATGCCGATGACCTTCTTGTCCTCTTCATCACCGATTCTCGACTGCAAATCACCTGTATTCAGCATCTTAGACCTCGTGATTGCTAACTCCTGTTGTTCTTTTACCTTTTTACTCACTTGTGAGCGGATAGATTTCCGCTTGTTAAGCATCTGCTGTTTCTTCTTTTCTCGCTCTTTCTCACGCTTCGCAGCGGCTTCTTCTTTCGCCTTTTGTGCTCGCTTCTCACGCTTTTTCTTTTCAGCTTCGGTCAGCGGCGGTCTGCCACGGCCACGCTTCGGGGGTGTTGCCAAGAGTTATCACCTCGTTTCGGTTTAATAGTGAACAAGTCTATCACCCATGTAATCTAAGGCTTTTGACATATTGAGGACGGCGCAACAGTTTTTGTCTGACATCCACCAAGCGCACTTTTCTTTCTTGCATACGCACTGACCAAGCGGATTGCTGGTCATCTTCATCGGGCAATAAAGTTCGTTGTCCATACTTACCTCCCAAGAAACACAAACGCCCACTTCATCCATTCTGGGATGTCTGCGGAAAACAAGCCTTTATACATAAAGATGGAAAGTGCGATAGACGAAACCCGCGGCTACAATAAAAGCGATTACAACGCCTTGCAGAATCGCAAACTTTCTACGGCTTCTTTTCATTCTTTTTTCAATATCATAAAGTTCGTTGTTCATGATTTTTCTTAGCCCTCCAACTGGAGATGAGCGTTTACCATCTTGACAGAGACAAGCTCACCTATCTGCAAAAACTCTCCGCTTTTCAGGTTGATACCGCCAGACAACTTGCTTACCGAAAGTTCCACGCTGGCTTTCATGAAAATTTCGCCGTTCAGCTCAAACACATCTCCATATTCCAGACATCCGAAATTAATTTCTTTTCTCTCAATATCACAAATTTTCATCATTTTCACCCCATCACAACAGCCGTACAAACGGCCAAACACACGTTGACGAACAGCCAGACGAACATTGCCTGCCGCTTTTCAAACAGGTTGTCTGCCATGTTTTTGATTGTCCGTTCGGACTGAACCACCACCGCCAGCAGGACTAGACAGACCAGCCAGCGAGTTACAAATTCAAACATTGTTAGCTCCACCTTTCTCTCAACTCCTTTTCGACCTGTTCTGACTTTGCGGTGATGTAATCTGCAAACTCGTCAGGGGTCATGTCCTCTTCTTTGAACTTTCCGACCATCTCCCAGTACCTGTCGCCGATACGGATGATTTTCTGCACCTGTTCATCGGTCAAGTCTGCATCGCACCGAAGGTTTTGAATCAGTGCGCCCCATGTGGCGGCGATTCCATCCAGAGCCATGCGAAATCCGTACAACTGGTTCTGCCGTGCGATTTTGCGGAGGTTGGTTGACATGACCTGTTTGCCACACAGGGGGCAGTTTCCGAATTTATTCATCAGACTGCTCCTTATTTTTAATGGTCACTTTCAAGATAACAGTCTTTCCGTCTTTAGTATCCCAAGCGTAACTATAAAAGCCTTGTTTTTCTTCTTCTGCCTTAGAAACAAGCCAGTCTCGAACTGCTTCTACTGCTTCATCCGTAACACGAGTTTTATCTTTCCACTCTTTTCCGTTTGCTTTTACAGTTCCTGCGTAAATTCCAAACATCCCGCATCCAACATGATATTCAGCCATTTTTATTCTCCTTTGCTTCAAGGCGAGAGAGCCAACGAAAATATTTGTTATCCGCAATTTCTTGCACGGCATTCCAGAACTCATGTTCAGATTTGAAATCGTTCCCAAACCAAACATCGCATAAAGCATCGGTTGCGTTATTTATGTCTGCAAATTCTTCCATCAGATTTGCTTCGCACTCTGCAACGCTCTTCGGTGTCGGGTTTGTGCCATCCAGCGCACGGCGTAGCTTCAACGCAGCCTGTGCCAACTCAGATGCTTCTTCTGCCAACTGTGCTAAGATTTCCGTCTTGGGAAGGATGTCTGAAACTTTTCTACTCACTTCTGTTCTCCTTTCAGCCAGTCGTTCAGTTTTGCCATGCAAGAGGGGCAAAGGTCATAGTCGTTGTTGCGCCAGTCCACAGTCCCACAGTTGCTCATGTGGATTGTTTGTATATGGTTGCTAACAGCATTTGGATTGATATAAGGTTTTCGCATTCTTTCCTCAACCTCATCCCATTCTTCCTCTGCATCCTCAACCATTCTCTCTGCACCATCGTTTTCTTTGAAAATTTCGCCGCAACGGTCACATTTGAAAACTCTGCTCATTCTCTTTCTCCAATCTCTTTAACAGCCCATCAACGTCATACCGCCAATGGACACGCAGCCTTTTTGCTTTGACCTCTATCCCCTCTTGCTCTGCCCACTGCCAATGGATGCTTTTCCGGCTCTCGTTGTAACGGAACGCCAGAACCTTGCTGGCAGGGATTGCAAAGGTGCGGTTGACCGCCCGATAATTGACTATCACATGGGCAGTCTGGCCGCTGTACCCCATCGCTTCCACCATGTCAGTGATGTGCTTTTCATTGCGGTATTTGCACTTCGCCTTGTCGTACTTGCCGAACACCTTTTCCAGAGGGATAGAGGGTGTTTCGATCGTTTTCAGTTCAAACAGGTGGTTCATCGGGTATCGGTACACAAGGAAGTCGCAGATGTTGTCGATGGAAAAGGACAGGTTCTCATTGCCGCCGTAGTAGGTGGCGGCACTGTCTTTCAGCCGGTAGCACCACGCATCGGACGGGACGGATGCTTTGAAGTCTGCTTCAAACTGTTTGCCGGTGTTCATGATTCAAAATCCGGGAAGCCGGGAAGATACATCCAATGCGTAACCGTGCCGTCGGCTAATTGGTATGTCCTGTTCCATTCCTTTGTTTTGCTGTCAAGCCATCCGATGTCTCTAAAGCATTCTCCGTTAGGTCTTACAACCACAATCAAGAGAGGTTCATCGTATTCTGGCCTTTTGTCCTCAACTCTTATCCACGCCTCCGCTCCAAACGCTTCCTCAGGAAAAAATTTCGCCAAATTGCTATCGCACGTCTTTACAGAAACACGACGCACATTCTCAAAAATTTTGTCCGAACCAACAGGAAGCATAACCTCAAGCGTGCTTTCCTCAAGATTGTTTGCTTTACAAATCATCCTCGTTCACCTCTAAATTCACTTCCGAGAAACCGCTTTTTGCCACGTTCCCGGTGCTTGTCCTCATAATCATGGTGGTACACGCTCTGGCTGTGGTTCAGCTCATACACGAACGCTTTGCGTTCCTCGAAGTCCTTCTTCTCTGCCTTGTACTTTTCGCAAGTGTCGTGGCAGGCTTGGTGGCGTGATGTGCAGTTGAGACAACAGGTAATCATCTTTCCAAACGCCCGTTCAGCCAGATAGCGCAGCTCTTATATAAGGTAGGCGGTTCGCCTTTTGTCCCGGTAGCGTAACCGTTAGTTAAAAGGGAGATCAGAACTGTCATCAATCACAGAGAAGTCATCTGCGTTGCCCTGAGAGTAGTTTTGCGGTGCATCCTGCGCCCGATCAGCGGGCTTGCTGTCAGACTTGCCACCGCAGAAGTCAACCTTGTTCGCCATGATTTCCGTTGCGGTGCGGTCGTTCCCCTGCTTGTCGATATACTTCCGGGTCTGGATGCTACCAGTCACCAGAATCAGGCCACCCTTCTGAAACCACTTGGAAACGAACAGTGCCGTATTACCAAATGCAGTGCAGTTGAAGAAGTCGGTTTCCTTCTGACCGCCGCTTTGGCGGTCGCAAGCAATGCTGAACGTACAAACATCCTTGCCGGATTTCGTGACCTTAGCTTCGGGCGTGTGAACCAGACGCCCCTGAATTGCGATAGAGTTAAGCATTATTTAGCCCTCCTTCGGCTGTTTCTGAGCACAGTCCCAACACAGGACGCGCCCAAATCGCTTCTTTGTGCTTCTTGCAGTTTCCAGCGGAGTTACGGTGCGGTTGTTGTACTGAATAGGCCGCAACTGCTTTCCGCAGCAAGCGCATGGAGGGATAGTTTCCGCTTCCGGTTGCTTTTGGGCAGGCTTGCTTGCCCTGCTTGCGGTCTGTTTTTGATACTCGTCCGTGTCGGCATCTTTTGTATCGTCAATGCAGAACAGACCGTTTAGAGCGTACTTTCTGGCGTAGCTACTAGACGTTCCAGTCACTTGCGCTGCATCCATCTTGGTTTTTTGCTCCGGTTCTCTTGCGTAAGCAGTAACCGTTACGCATCCACCATCCAGAGCTTCCACCTTTGCGGTCGCTTCGATGTAATGCCACCCCTCTAACACTTTAGGTTCATCAGAAATGGTAAGAAGCAAACCGTGTTCTTTCAAAATTGGCTTGACTGCTTCCAAAATGTCCTCACAAGAGCGATACTTGTAACCGCCAAATGTGTTCATCTGCCCCTTTGGGGCTTTCAGCTCTGACTGAACAGCCATCAAAGCTTCATGGATTTTGCTGTTGTCCATCAGTTGTTCTCCTTCCTCGCTTCTTTTCTCGCTTTACGGCAAGCCGGGCAACGCTTAGGCAATGCCATGTTATGCGATTCAAAGAAAATGCGCTCTGCACGAGTAATCTCGAATACTTTGCCGCAGTCACGGCACGTTTTCTCTATGCTCGTGTCCCCGTCCCAGGAAGCTCTTCTTGCGGCATCTTCGACAGCAAACACTTCCTTGAATCCGTCATAAGGGCTTCTAACAAGCGTATGCTGCGGTGCGTAACCGTTTCTTCGGAGCGTTTCCTCCAAGTCGTCCCTTTTGCAGCTTGTACAAAGAGTTTCCGTGCTGTTCGGGAACACCGAAAAAGGCTTATTGCACTTTTCGCAGTGTTTAATTTCTTTCTTGTATTTACTCATTTTCTTTCCTTTCTTCGGCTTCATTAGGCTTCATTGTTCTTGCTTTGGCTTAACTTGGCTGTATAAAATCAACCAGCCATCAGTTCTGCCAACTGTGCACGGAGGTCTTTCAGCTCCGCTTCCCTGTCATCGATTTCAGACTGCAAGTCCTCAATCTCAGCCAGCCGGTCAGCTTCTTTGGCTTCTGCCATCTGCTCGTTGGTCATAAAGTACACGCCGTCATCCGGTTCTGTCACGCCACCGAATCTGTCAAGGCTAATCATCTTTTGCTCTCCCTCTCTTACGTTCCTCTTTGATTTGCAACGCACTGTACCACTGGTCTTTGTCAATCTCGATGGTAGACCACCGGTGGTTACAGACAAGGCACTTTTTCCTGCGAACGATGCTATCGTGGTCAGACCGGCTGTCGACCGTTGTGATGTTGTCACTACCGCACATCGGGCATTTCATCGTGCATCCCTCCACTCGTTGGTATGGTGAGGAATGCGTTTTACTTTGCGATTTTCCTGTTCAATGCGTTCATTTTCAGAACTGACCCCAATGGCACACAAGACGAGTGCTGCGGCGAGGAAGCTACACGAAAGGAAAACGTATCCAAACATTGCTGCCACGCTTTGGCTTTTCTGGATTGCATCGCCGCATCCTACCGAAAAGATTGCTAACGCGATTCCAAGCGTGCAAAGGACATTAGCTTTCAGGCTTTTCACTCTTATTACCTCCAAAACTCAGTATCCATGCCGTAGCCATTGCCACAGATACCATGATGATTCCACGGGCAGCTGATGCACCTACCAGAATACCGATGTGATGCACCATCCAGAAGTTCAGCAGGAATACCGCTAAAACCACCGCCAGTGCCATGCCCCACATCAGGGCAACTTCAATAAACGCTTTCATCTTGTCTCCTTTCGTTTTTCGCCATTGCAAATCACGGCTATGCCATGCTTTGCCGTTGCTTTTCGGTGAATCGCCTTGCCTTTGCTGTTCTGCTCCTAGCTGCTCAATGCCTTAGCCTATCGTTTCTATCCTTTGCCTCTGCCTCGCATCGCATTGCTATACCCTGCATTGCCTTTGCATATCAAAGCTACGCCTTGCATCTCATAGCCTTTGCTCTCCCCAGCTTTTCCTTGCCATTCCATTGCTCGTCTGAGCCTTGCTTCGCCATGCCTTTGCAGGTCTAGTCAAATCAACGCATCGCCGTTGCCGCTCAAGTCGCTTCGTCTCCAAGCGTTGCCTTAGCATTTCTGAGCCAATCGTCACTATGCCGCTGCCGTTCCACGCCGTGTGCAGCACAGCCCCGCCCAGCCATAGCAGTTAATTGAGGATTTCGTAGGTATAGCGGCCTTTGCCAGATTTCAAGCTTTTTCGGATTGAATGAATCGAAATTCCAGTTTTTCGCACCGCTTCGTTTATGGATTTATAAATGCATCCGTTTTCTGCGTCTTTTACTGGGGTTCCGTGCGAATATGAATAGTCTTTTGGCGTATATCCGTTTCTTATCGCTTCTTTTATCCTCTTTTGCACATATTGATCGCCTTTTGTTTCATGCCAAATTTTTATCGAACCTCTTGGGATTCCAGACTCTTTTGCCCAATCGCTACAAGATTTTGTTACGCCATCAACTGTAATTAAAATTGTCACGCGTCTATTGTTTACATTGTCTTGCCGTGTAGCCCATCGGCAATTTTCAGGACAGTAATTTCCATCATTGTTAATTCGGTCTAAATCAAGTCCTTTGTTCCAGCCAGCAGATAAAGCCCATTTACAAAACGGCTCAAATATTTGCCATTCTTTACACACTCGGATGCCTCTTGCTCCGTAGTTTTTGTAGGCGGAACATTTAGGGTTTTGCGTTCGCTGCTTCATGGATTTCCAAGCCCAATAGATTTCTATGTTCTTTTGCCGAAGTGTCATTTAACCTCCAAAACCTCATACTCAAACCGCCCCTTCGAGCTGTTTCTCCACTGGCCGATGCCACGCAGAGCGCCGTAGTCCAGCCACTCGAGTACGACCTTCTCGTGAGAATCGTCCAGCAGCATGACCTCGAACTCGCAGGTCGAACCAGAGGGAATCTGTTCACTGTTGGCAAGACTGACGCGTTCGCCCTGTGCTGTCTGTGCGCGGAGAGGGCGCTGGCACTCGGTAATCTCACCGTTCACATGAATTGGAATCATGCGGGGCTGAATGAAAATCAGGCCATCAATGACCTTCTTGTAGGCCGTCAGCTTTCCGGATTCGTTGACGGCCTTCTTCTTGCCAGTTTCGGTCTTGCCGCCGATGCGGGAAAGCATACCGCAAGAATCCTTGAAGAAGCCCTTAATCTGGTAGTCATACAGGATGGGTTCGCCGTTCTCGTTGCGAGGGAACACGGTCATGCCCTTATCTGCCACAGCATCAGCGCCCAAAGCGGCAACTTCGTCCTCAATAGTGCTTGCATCAGGTGACTTGCTGGCGATGAACTCTCGCGCGATATTCTGGTTGCTAGGCCATGTGCCGAGAACCGCTTCGGTGAATGTGATTCTGACTTTGATTTTTTTCATTTTTGCTCACTCTTTCTTTCTCGATATGTTCCAGTCTTAAAGATTCACGCTTTTGCCAGCGCTTCCGCCACGGACTGCTTTTGTTGAAGTTGCTTATTGCTTTCTTCATCGTTTGCCATCCTTCGCTTGCGTTGGATGTGTTCCAGCCGCTCTTTCTCCAGGCTGCGCCAGCGGATTTCACGCTGTCCGTAGTATTTACCGTTCATCAGGAGGGTCTACCTTTCCTTGCACAAGCAAAGTGCTGTAATGGCCGTAGCTCATTCCAAGCTCTTTTGCTTTATCGTTCATCTGTTTGATGGTGTACTTCGGCTTAGGCTTTTCTTCCGTCTGGTTCCCTTCCGGTCTGGCCTTGCGGGTGGGAGACTTGATATAATCCGAATGCTCTTTCCACCACTTGGCCATCTGCTTCCGCTTTACTATATTTGCACATTTCTGGTGATATTTTTGATGCTCATACAGCTTGCGCATTGGCTTTTTACACAACTCGCAAGGGACAACTCCATATGGAGCGCGTCGCGCTGCTTGATTCTCTCTCCTAGCTAATACTGCGCATTCTTTGCAATACCGTTTTGTCTTGATGACTTCGCCGAGAGGCGCTCCGCAGCGTTCGCAGCTCTTAGCCTCCATCTGACTCACTTGCCTTTCTCAAGACTCTTTCGTTGTGTTCGGAAAAGCACTGGTCGAGAAACTGGATGAACTTTGCGATTTTCTCTGCGTCTTCCGGAGTACAACCGTTCTCCACAAAGCGCCTTACCGACTGCTCACGCTTAAAGTCCGAGTAGGTCTTGGCCGCAGCGTCAATGGCGAACTTGGCTTCTTCGGGGTACTCAAGGTCAATTTTAATGGTCAGATACCTTTCCATACTCATTCCTCCGCTCTCTGGCTTTTTTCTGCTCTCAAGAACAGATTAACGAAGTAAACTTGCCCGATACCAGTCACTTTAGGGGTTTTATTGATGGAAGTATGTCCGTCTGAGTGCGCAATGGACGTTTCCTTGATTTCAAACAAGCGAAGTTCCATAGACTTCTGGGTCGGCATATTGTAGTCCGTCCGCTTTCTGTCCTTGATCAAGTACCCGTTTTCGCGCATCCATGAGAACAAGCGGTTCTGCCCCATCTGGATACCGTTCTGTGACAGCAGCTTTGCCATTTCACCAACAAGAATGCTCTGGCTGCTTGCGCTCACAGCGTCAGCAAACAGCGCTTTCGGCTTCATGGTTTCGATCTGCTTGTCTTTCTCCTCCAGCTCCTCATGCGCTGCGATCAGTGCAGTTGCAAGAAGTTGCGAGCGGGTAAGCTGCGGCTGTTCGGTCAGCTTCTTCTCCATCTCGTTGAACGCTGCAATGTACTTGAGCTTCCACTCAAGAGCAGCCTTTCCGGTGAAGCCCATAGCCAACAAGGTGAAGCCGTCACGGTTCATTAGGTACATGGAGTAGGTCTGACCGTTTTGCTCGTGGGTGTACTCGGTTTTGAAGAACATGTGGGTGTCCCCATTTTTGGGGAGACCCTTCATAATATCTTCGATGTCACGCATCACATGGTCATGACGCTTCTCGAAGCTCTCTGCAATCTGACGGCTGGAAACCACAGGCTCACCATTCTGCACAGATAAGATAATGTCGTTCATTTTTAACCCTTTCTTATGATTTACTGCTTATCTCTTACAAGAAGAGCGTCCACCGACACGCGAAAGTAATCAGCGACTTTCACAAGCTGTCGAATGCTCGGCCCATTTGCGGAGCGTTCCCACTTGCCCAGTGCGCCGTTGCTCAAACCAGCAGCTACTTCCAAGTCAGTACGAGACAGACCATGCAGCTTGCGAAACTCGTCGATTTTAGAAAGATTCACTAGCCATTCTCCTTTCTGGGCTTGCATTTTACTAGAAAATATGCTACTATGTAGTTGCGAGGTACAAAGTGAACATTTTCCAGCGACTTCCCGATAGATTTGTCAGGGGTCTTGGTTTTTGTTTGCCCTGTGCTTCATATTATACTAGCCAAGTGGCTATTTTTCAATAGTCAATCTTCAATTCTGTGAACATTTGGCTATTTGCACAAAAAGAGAGGTCTTTTTCTATGCGCAATGTGGAGCGAGCTAAGAAAATCGCTGCCAATAAAGGTGTGAATATATCCTTTGTGTGCAGAGAAATCGGAAAAAGCAGAGGTTATATCTCTCAAATGCTGACTACCGACAGGGATTTTCCAGATGAAATGCTTTCGCCAGTAGCCAACGCGCTAGGCGTTACAGTTGAAGAACTGACTGGTAGCCAAAAAGAAAACTCGCCCCAGCAGCCGCAAAGTGAAGTCGATGCAGCAGTGGAGCGGATTAGAAGAAAGCTTGAATCTATGCCGAAGGAACAGCGTGAAGCGCTGATGAACTTAATCGAGAAGATGTGACGTTCATGCCCGGTAAAATAAAAACCCCCTGTGCCGGGCTGGTGTAGCTCTGCGCAAGGGGTTTTCTGTTACTCTAGGTCTAGTGCTTGTTCTGCTACTGGAATTTTCTCTGGGTGTTCCAGTAACCATGTGATAAACTGGTCAATCTTGGCTCTTTCCTGCTCGCTCATTGTGGTATATCCTCCCGATCAGTAAGTGCGGATGTTTGTTTGAGTCCATTTTACATCATTTTATTGTAAGTTCAAGGCACTTTTAACAACTAGTTAGAAAATAGTGTAAAAATGCTCAATTTTCTGTGCATCCACAACTTCCGTCTGGAAACCCATGAGCGTTTAAGTCAAAAGGGACAGTGCCTATCCATCTTTCCTCCAATCACAGCTCTACGAGCTGTCCGTCAATGCTTTCGATGCTATCTGCCGGGTCACGCCCATCGTCTAAGGCTGCTACGGCGCGTTCTAGGATGCCTTTCGCTTCGAGGTAAGCATCTTTATCAGCTTCGTACCCAGAAAGGCTCAGGACAAGCTCCAGCGTCCGTCTGCGAGCGTATGGAATAATCAGAGCATCTACGGTTCGGTTCATTAGCTTTCCTCCCACGGTTCAGGTGTGTGTGGCTGCCCATCGGGAACGCTGGCAGGCATTCCGTCGATGATTAGCATACGTTCATGGTTCCAGATTACAGTTTCTTTCATTTTGCATTTCCTTTCTCTTTGGAAATTTTTGACAATACAGTTATACCACATCTCGCTGTTTCAATGAAACAGCGAATTTTTTCAATTATTGTTTCACATTTTGAACAATATATCAGTTAATTTTCTTTGATTTTATATCATCTTGTCGAAAGAGGGGTATTTATGGATGATTATAGGATACGAGTGGCAAAAGCGTTAGAGACGGCAAGAGCGGCATCCGGACTTAGCCAACAGAAGCTTGCGGACAAAATGGGTGTAGGCCGGACATCCATTTTTCGTTACGAGCAAGGGACAATGACCCCAGATGCTCCTACTATCATAAAGTGGTTTGTGTGCTGCGGTGTTGCGGTCAAGCCGTACATAGACACCTGTTTGCATCCCGGATTATTGGAAAGTCTGGCTGGCGATGCCAGCACCGAGAGAAAGAGAGATACGCTGATAAAACATATCAAAGACGCCCATCCACAGGAAATTGACTTGCTGTGCTATCTGATCTATGGCAATCACGGCTCAGATTACCTTGCCGTTCTGTGCGAAATGGTAGCCAACCTTCACACGACTTTGCGTGATCGTGTGTCCGTCTGCCGCACCGTCACAGGCCATTATGAAATGGCACAGGCTACCAAAACTGACCCTGACCCAGACGGAACACAGCCCAATATGCAGATTTTGTATCAGGCGCAGGACTGTGGGGAAGCTGCGGCCATGAAGCGAAACGATTCTTATACCATCAACGAGGAAAACATTTTGCGCTGATTGTCGAATTATCGAAGTTTTTGAAGAACATTTTGTTCACGTTCATCCACTTTTTGTACACCTATCTGGCAAATTTACCTTGTCAATTCGTCCCCCATAGGCTGTAAATCTACAACATTCGCTCGGAATAAATAACGAATTATCGTCAATCTATTGGCTGTGATTGGCTGGCTTGTCAATCCGTCCCCCATAGCATTGGCTTAAAAGTTTTTCATCCACTTTTTGTACACGTTAGGTAAACCTAACCGTTAAGCGTTTCAACCTTTCGGATGCTGAACATCTGTTTATTTAGCAGTATTCGCTTTGTATTTTCCACTTTTTAAGAGAGAAAGAAAAGATTTTGTTGAAAATTTTCTTCTTCTGCTATTAGTAGAAGTTATTTTATAATCTTGTTAATAGTCTTGTTTTATATAATGTAAAGAGGTGTACAAAAAATGGATATAGGTGTACAGATTGTGGAAACAGGTGTACGAAATGTGAACAGTTAGGTGTACAAAAAGTGGAAACAGGTGTACACTTGCTATTGATTTGTACACCTATTTGTGATATACTCTTATACGAGAGGAGGCGTGATAAGAGTGTCTGATATTAAAGGCGGGAACTTGGTTGAAAAAAGCAGACAGCTTGTTTGGGCAAAGTTCACTGATTATACAGCAGGAGAACTACGGTTACTTGAAGTGTATCTTAGCCGCATCAATCCGAGAGACCCCGAAACTTCAACGGTTCAGTTTACGTTACAAGAATATTGCGAATTTTTGGGGTTAAAAATCAACTCTAGGAATTTGAAAGCACAGGTCAAGCATTTCATCGACAACTCCGTTGAAGTCCCTAGAGGTGACGGTTCAGGCTCGTTTGACTTGTATCCCTTGTTCAGTAGAGCAACTGTAAACTTTGAGCCTAGTTTGATGAATATTACTGTGTCATTGTGTTGCAATCCGCTTCTGCAACCTGTTTTCTTCGACATTGCGGAGCGTGGATATGTCAAGTATCGCTTGCGCTACACAGCGAATATGAAATCGCAGTATAGCATTTTGCTGTATTCAATTCTCCGAGAGTTCATCGGACGTGGCGTAAGCCAGCCCGAAATTACGTTGGATAGATTAAGGGAACAGCTTGGCGCAAGAGAACCTAGCTATCAAGAGTTCAAGCATCTTAGGCGGCGTATCATTGATATTGCGGTAGCTGAAATAAACGAAGTATCAGACCTGTGCGTTGAATATGAAAAGGTCATGAGAGGTCGCAATGCGGTTGCTGTGAAGTTCAATGTAGCTTTCAAGTCTAATGAGCCAGTCATAGACGTGGAAGCTAACGAGGTTGAAAGCGTAGAGCTAAAAGATGTTCCAAAGAGCCAACGACCTGCCAGAAAGCCCCGCAGCGGCGCATACGAGGATGTGGATTGGGCATCTATTGCGCCGGAGATGTCTAAAAGCCAGTGTATCTTGACCGCAAAGCTTGTGGCAAAGAGATTGCCGGAGAAGTATCCGAACATCAAGCCTAACAAGAAAAAAGAAGCTGTTGTGAACATCATTGAGAATGCATACAGGATTCTTGTCAGCGAGCGACTTGACAAAATCGAAAAAGACCCCGGCGCCTATATGTACTCAATTTTGGAAGAAGCAGACCTTGACGATTATGCTACGTTTGACGATAGCTTCTTGAAGTAGTCATACATAGCAAATAAAAGAAAGAGTGATAAAATGGCAAAAATCATAGCTATAGCCAACCAGAAGGGTGGCGCAGGCAAGACCACCACAAGTACCTGTCTGGCTGGTGCGTTGCAGTTGCTTGGCAAGAAAGTCCTGCTGGTGGACTGTGATGCTCAGTGCAATGCAACGGACACCTACAGAGCGCAGACAGAGGACGTATGTACCCTGTTTGATGTGATGACCCGGCAGGGCACGGTAGAGGAAGGAATCCAGAACTGTGAAGCTGGCGACATTCTTCCGTCTGACAGTGCGTTGAAGGACATTGACGAGCAGCTTGTCCGGGACATGGGCAAGAATTTCCGGCTGCGAGAAGCCCTTGAAAGCGTGTCTGAGCAGTACGATTACATTGTGCTGGACACTCCCCCGCAGCTTGGTCTTGCGCTTGTGAACGCACTGATCGCCGCCAACAGCATTATCGTGCCCATCACGGCAGACCGTTATGCGCTTGCCGGTTTGAGCCAACTTTCGCAGACCATCAGCGATGTTCGCAGATACTTCAATCCGACCTTGAAGATTGAAGGTCTGCTTCTGAACCAGTACAAGAGCCGTGAGAACTTGTCCAAAGAGGTTGTGGAGCAGCTCCCTGTGATTGCACAGAGTATGGGAACAACCCTGCTGGACGTGAAGATTAGACCGTCTATGGGCGTTCGTAAGGCGCAGGCAGAGCGTCACAGCCTGTTTAGCGGCGACACCGCAAAGAGTACCAGCGCAGAGGATTTCAAAGAGTTGGCGAAGATGATTGTAGAGGGGGATGTGTAGTGAATGTAGTTAGATATAAAGAGCTGGAAAAAGCCGAGTTTGAATTGCAAAGCAAATTCAGCTCGAAAGATGTTATGTTTTTCCGCCGAGGGGATGGAATAGACAATCCGATTTATTATGTTGTTTCGCAAAGACATTGTGGGGCGTTAAGTCCCGAAGAAGCCATAAAAGCCGGAAAAGTTTTGATTGAAGCTGGAAATGCGACGAAATCTTTTCGGTACAACGGGTATTTTATTGATTGGAGTGACACACAGTGAAAAAGTCCAGCAAAAAAACATCCGGCTTGTTGGGCGGGTTTGACTTCCAGCCTATTTCTTCGGGGCGGGCATTAAGCCAAAGTGAGCCAAAGGAAGAAGAAGTAAGCCAAGCAAAGCCGAACGAAGCCGAACAAGCACTGATTAAGTCCAGTGAAGCCACAGACAGCCATGCACAGCCTAATGAAGCACAGTTAAGCGGTATTAAGCCGAAGCAAGCCAAAGACAGCGAAACACAGCCGAACAATGCCATAGTAAGCGAAAGTAAGCCGAAGAAGCTGAAACAGGCGAAAGAAGTTCAACGCCTTATCGAACAGGGCGATGTCCCCGGCGCACTAGCCGAAGCTGGCTTGACAAAGAAAAAAATCCCGATGCCAGAATCGCATCAGGGCGTTGCAAGCGGCGATGGCAAGCGTTCCAAGCGCATTACCATCCTTATGAGCGAAGAAGAGCGCAAGTACATCAACCGTGAAGCCAGACGGCACGGAATGACGATTGGACAGTTCGTGTACGCTCTGGCGGTTGCGGCGGCAGAGGGGAAGATTGAGTTGGAGGATTTCTTAGATGAATGATAGTGAACGAAGCCTTATTCGATTTGTTTGCGATGGCGATATGCGAAACGCGCAAAAAGCCGTTAAAATCATTTTAGATTCTATATCATCCAAAAAAGACGAGCAGTTCAAAGAAAATATGTTTCGCAAGTTGGAAAGCAAAAGAGAATTTATTGAATTGCCATATAACTTACAGCATCTTTTGATCGCAGAGGATACAGAGGAATTTCCAGAAGCAAGGTTCCTTCTTAGAAACGAAGAAAAAAGTATAACGCAGAAAATCGTTGCTATTTATCGAGCATCTGAAAAATTGAACGAAATGGGCATTCCTTATTTGCCAGCATTGATGCTTTATGGGCAAAGCGGATGCGGAAAAACCATGCTGGCTAGGTATATCGCGCATAAAGCAAAACTTCCGTTTTTGAGGATTCAATTTTCAAGTCTAGTGGATTCGCACTTAGGGCAAACACAATCTAACCTTGCAAGAATTTTTGATTATGTGAGAACTGCTCCTTGCGTTCTTTGTTTTGATGAAATAGATGCGGTCGGAATGGCTCGTGGGCAAAAAGATGACGTTGGGGAAATGAACCGTGTGGTTATTGCGATTATGCAGGAAATGGATAGATTGCCGAACAATGTCATTATTATTGGAACGACAAACCGATTTGATAGGCTCGACCCTGCACTTATAAGAAGATTTCCGTTGCAATACGAATTAAAGCCGTTGTGCCGTGCGGATGCAGAAATACTTTCTAAAAGGTTCTTTGAATATGCAGGAGCACAATATGAAAACATAGCTTATGAAAATCACGTCCCTGCATCTACGGTTATCAAAGAATGTACAGAACGAATTGTAAATCAAGTTCTGAATCAAGAGGATTTCTTGGAGGATTGACATATGATGAAGTCGAAGGAATTTTACGAAGAAAGCATTAGCCGTTTACAGAAAATGGTCAAACGTGGCATTTACGTTCTTTTGTTCGATGTCTTTGCTGTAGCAGTTCAGATTCCGTTTATCTTTGCTGGTAAATGGGTTGCAACGCACTTGATTTTGTTCATCGCCGTATCTTTTGCAGCGGGATTTAGCTTTAACACGCTTGTAGATAGCAAAAGACAACTTGATATGTACAAGGCAGATATGGAGCTATACTACAAAAGTTTGTCGGAGGATTAATCTATGATTGCTTACAGGCCTCATCGTGGTTCATTGAAAAACGCTCTTAAAGAAACAAGGGTGTTTCTCAATGAATACGAAATGAAACAGAAAATTGCAAATGAATGGAACTTAACCTGTGGAAGAAAAGAATTGAATCCAGAAAATATCGTAATTTCACAAAACGAATATTCCGATTACAAGAGTGGGTGGCAGAGGGTTCATGATGTTTGCATCACAAAGCTTGGAAACAGAAATCTCGTGGATGAGTTAGGAGCAGTTCAATGTATTGGATATTGTTCGTATGACATTTCAAACGCCCCTAAAATTGGACAATGGATAAACGTAAAAAACGAGATGCCGGATGAATATAACCCGTATGTTATCGGATTTAGCCAAGACGAGTTTGACGTTGAGATTGTCGGATATGAACAGGATTTTGGCGAGTGGCGGGATAAAAACGGAAAACCGCACAATATTACATATTGGATGCCGTTGCCTGAACCGCCTGTAAAATATTAAAATAGCAAAGGAGCAATGTATGGAAAATTTTTATTGGGTCAAAATCCAGTACGATGATTACGTAAAGTGCAGACACTTTCAAACTCCGTTCGTGTTGTTTGCGAATGACAAGGATGAAGCAAAGGCTAAAATCGAGCGAGAAGTCCCCGGCAAATTCTCCATCGTTGGCATAGTTGAGCTTGATAAGAGCCTTGTATTCCATCCGCAAGACTTATTTGACATAAAATCCCAATCTATACTTTGGGAATAAAATAGCCCCTGTGTATCCGTAACGACCGCACAGGGGAGAAGGAGGAACAGAATGGGGCAAAAAGTGTTAGGTCACTACGAATCGCATTGGTATCTCAATGGGACAGGCGGTGACATATACGAAGATAAGATGGTCTTTCGAAACAAAGATTGGCGCATAAGATATATGGAAAACCAATGCGTTGAAACCGACTATTTTAGCTTAAAGAAAATAAAAGATAATTTTAAGAGCAAAGGGCAAAAAGAAGGAAATTATAAAAACATTGCATGGATAAAATTTTCCGAATTGAATTGGTTTGAACGAAGAAAACGTCCAAATTGGTTTAAGGTTCAATTCCTTTCAAATGGACTTGATAGCCCAAAAACACAATGGTATACAGTCCACGATTTGTCTGGTATCGAAGAAAAGAAGCATTGGGTTGAGGAAAAACGCCAATACACAATGAAAGAGCTTTCAGAGAGAATGCCAGCAGAAGATTTTATCGAGTATATGAGAGATAGAGGAATAACGACAATCCGATAAGCGCAAAGCGCCCCTGCGTAGCCATTAGTGGTTACACAGGGGTTTTGCTTTACTTATCAGCAATACAATCCCAGTAGAGATATGCCTTGCCATCTGCGGCATCTGCGTCCTCAAGGAATGCCTTTGCCATATCGGCGTAGAAGCCCGGAGTGTCAACGGACTGACGCTTTGCGACCTGACAATAATCAGAGTACATCATGTTCATGACAGCCCAGAAATCGTTCGGGTCGCAGGTGATATTGCGCTGTTTGGCAACGTCCTGCGTCTGTTCCAGCGTCCAGTGACAACCCTTCGTGCCGTCAGCATTCACCATGCTGTCACACCATTCCTCCGCTTCATCGTGAGTGAGGTGCTGACGCGGCATCTTGATGGAACGACTGTCTGCACCGCCAAGTTCGTACTGCCCAGACCGCTTGTCCCAGTCGCCGTTCTGCGAGAAGCCGATTTGCGGCATTTTGCGCCCATACTCAACGTCAGGGTAGCGGGGGATAGGGTAAGGGTCGATGTAGCGGTTTTCCTCCTGCGGATAGTATGGATAGCGGTCGTTGCCACCTTCCAGCTTACGCAGACGGCGTTCCATCTCACGTTCCCTGCGGTCACGCTCTTCCTCAAGGCGGTCACGTTCCGGCTCACGGTTTTTGTCGTGGTCACGGAGCATCATCATGCGGCGAAAATTAGTCTTGCCCATAATCTACACCTCCTCAAGAAATGGACGCAGGCGCGCCAGCGTGGGAACGGCAGAAGCAGCCAAGATATTTGAATGTTCCGGTGCCGGTCGCAGACGTTGCCACACGAGTAGCGTAGCGGGTGCGAGTGTGGATGCTCTCAGCGGTTGCCTGAGCGCAGTTGCAGTCGGTCAGAGGGTATGCGGTCGTGCCCGCGCCGATGGTAATGACCACAGGGGCGTTGATGGTGGTCGTGTCCGGGATACTCTGGGCGACCACGATGCAATACTTCTCTCCGTTCTGGTAAGAGCCAGCAGGGATGTTGATGGTCAGCGTGTCATTGGCGAACGTCGCCGCATTCGAGATGACGAGGTGCGGGCAGAGTTTGCAGCTTGTTTTGCAAGCCATAATGTTTTCCTCCTAAAAAATCAGGGGCAGAGGTGTCTTACCCCTGCCCCGATGGTTCACCCGGTTTTATCGGGGAGTGTGTTGGTTAGCAGCAGCCGCAGCAGTTCACGCCCACGTTGGGGTTTGCCACCTGATAAGCGGGAATCGGACGAGGATTGACCCGGTTCAGGATGGTATCAGTCTGCTGGGACATCACGGTGGTCAGAAGCGCATTCTGCCGATCCTGAGAAGCGGCGAACTTCAGGCTCTGGTTCTCAGCAGTCAGAGTGGCAATCTTATCCTGCGTGAAGTAGTCCATCATGCTGCGGAAGTTGGCGTTGCAGTTGTCCACGATGGCGCGGGCGTTGTCTGCGATAGCCTGACGGGTAGCGCAGTCCTCCGTTGCAATGGTGTACTTCAGGTCGCCGATCAGCTGTTTGTTCTCGCAGCAGCAAGATGCCAGCTGCGTGGCAAGTGCGGTCTGACCAGCCTGACGTGCGTTGCCCTCCTGCATGATGGCAAGGCTGATGGCGTTGTCGCCATTGGACACGCTGCGTTCCAGTCCGTTCACCAGCTGTGCGTTCTGGTAGCCAAGCTGACAGATGGCGCTGTTCACGCCTGCAAAGCCGTTCGCGATGTTGGTGTTGACGCCGTTCATCTGCGCCAGCTGGTCATAGCCCAGAGAGCAGATACCGCTCTGGATGCCAGCCAGAGAGCGGGAGGTATCCTGCTGATAAAAGCCCTCAGACAGAGCCGCGCGGGTGTCTGCACCGCCCTGACCAGTTGCACCAGTGCCGACCAGATAGGGGATGTAGCTCGCCATACCGTTGTCGCTGCCATTGCGCCCGTTGCCGTAGTTGCCCCAGCCGAAGATGATGGCGAGGATAATAACAGCCCAAAGACCCTCGTTGCCGAAGAATCCGCCGTTGTTATTGCCGCCGTCCTGCCCAGCCAGATAGCCAGTTGCAAAATCGTCCATAACAAAACTCCTTTCAGTTTTGCGTTATACCATCCCACCGCCGTATGCGATGGGCGAAGCCAAACAAAAGCGGTTTTTGTCAAGTCCGCAAAACTGAGAAGCGTTTCGCTTAGAGGGATGCGTTATCGGGGCAGCGTCAGGTTCAGGGCGCTTGCCAGCTGGTTCAGGTCGATGCCGCGCTCTTTGGCCAAGTTCTGCGCCATCGTTCGGAGTTGTGCTTCGTTTTTGCCCTGAATCAGGTTCAGCCCCTGCATGATGGGTGCGCTCTGCCCACCCAGCTGCTGGATAAGCCCCATCGGGTTCTGCCCTGCACGAGCTAGATTTGCAAGTTGCATGATAGGGCTGTGAGTAATCATATCAAACGGAGAGGGCATCGCTTATTCTCCTTTCTTCGCTGTGACAGCGGGCTTAGAAAAGCTTTTCTGCCACTTTTCCAGTTCATCCAGCCGATGCACAAGGGCGTTGTACTGCTCAATAGGCACATACTGCTGTGTCGGTGCAGCGGTCTGCTGTGCCTGTTGCGCTTGCATCTGCCTCCACGCTTCCGGGCTGTAAAACTCTAACACGTCAGATTCACAAGTGTTTGGATTCAGCCGCTTGCAGTAGATGACTCCACTACGCAAATCCGGGCAATACGTCCATCTTCCGTACAGATCAGATGGAATCGCCAGAAATTCTTCCCTGCTGGAAACGGGTCTGCCAAGCAACCAACCGCCGTCCTGTGCCGACTGCTGAACAGGCTGTTGCCCATTCATCGGCTGCTGGCGCTGCGGTTGCGCCTGTTGCATCTGCGTGTTCGGCAGGGGAGTGGCAAGCCCAACTGTGCCCATGCCGCCGTAAGGATTGACAGGCTGCTGCGGAACGTAAGGCGCTCCGGGTGCCGGATAATAGCTCATAAAACATCCCTCCTTGTGCATCCAGTGTACTGCATCGGCAAAAAGCAAGAGACAACAAAGGCACAACGAAGGACAAAAAAGAAAAGCGCCCACACGGAAAAATCCGCATGAGCGCTTAACTGTTAAGGGCCTCACATTGGAAGCGAAAATAAAATATCACATTTTGACTTGCAAGACAAGAATTTCGGCAAAACTAGTGCGAATAAAACAAAAATCCCCCACTTTGCCTACAACGTACCCCGCGTGGAACGCAGGGCTTCGACAAAGCAGGGGATTTTACTCAAAAATTTTTGTGATGCCTTTCAGCCGGTAGCCTACCGCCGTCCGACTGTAATGTGTCTGTGCTGCAATATCCGGCAGCGGGAGCCGCTCCACGTACCGTAAAAGAGCTATCTTTCGGTCTACCCTCCCAAGCGGTGCGTTTTTGATGGCTGCGGTCATCTGCTGTCGGTCAAGTCCTTGCAGCGCAGCGGGCAGCACTACGCGAGCCGCCGCCACGGGCAGCACCGAGCCAAAAAGGCTGCGGTAACTGTCCTGCGTTGCGTACCATTTTGCCAATGCTGGCGAAACGGTGACATTTTGTCACCATTTTCGTAATGTCACGAAATTGCTCTTGTGCGGCGTACATTTTGTTGGTGTCAACAAAATGCTCGTATGTAGTGCTTGCCATGATAACCTCCTTACTGCTTTTGCAATGCCTTCCGCATCTGGTCGAAGAAAAATTGAATGACCTTGCTCATGGTTTCCTCGGTGATAGCCCAGCTGACCAGCTTGCCCCATCGGCTATTGTCCAGATAGTGGCGCAGCATCTTGACGCACCACGCCTTGCGTTCTGCGCCGCGCTTGGTGCCCTGAATCTCCCGCTCTGCCTGAGTGATAAGGTTGAGCACCAGATTTTTGACTGCCGCGCCATAGCCCAGACGGATGCCGCCGATGGCGTAGAAGACGAGTCCGCCCAGCATCAGGATGACGGCCACAGGAACAGGAATGATGCTCAAAATTTCATTGATTGCTTCCATGATTGGTAACTCCTTTCAAAAGATAATTGTCGATGCTAGCCTTGCTTTTCTGCATCCCTTCGTGATTGTCCCCGGAGAGCTGAGCGTCCAGCAGATTTCGCACACCATCAAGGGCCAAGCAAATCTCTTCGTCGATCGCGTCGAAGCGGGTGAGGTCGCGTTTTAAGGCCGCTGCGTGCTGAGACGAAATGCTTTCGACTGCGCCCAGCCGTTGCTCGATAGCGTCAAGCCGCTGGTTTTGCGCGGCGTCGGGTGCCTGCGCCTTTTTGATATACTTGTGGATGATGTCCAGCACCTTGTCCAGCGTGACCGCTCCTGCACACACGCTGCCAACAACCCCCAGCACCCACAAAAGAGCCTGCTCTTTAGTCATGCGCCCTCCCGGAGACGGGTCAGACCCTTCTTTCTGATGATACGGGGGTAGTTGAGGGTGGTCACGTTGAGGTCTACGTTGCCGGAGATGCCCGGCACGCTGCCCTTGCTGGTGTGCTGGTGCGCATTGTACTTAAAGCTCACTTTGGGGGCCTTTCCGGTGTAATCGGCCAGCCAGACGTCGTAAGGCTTGAGCGCTACGCCGCCCATATAAAGGCGGGAGTTGGCAAAACTGGTATAGGTGTAGAGCTGAGCGTAAAAGCCCATCGCCTCGATACGAGCCAGTGCATAAGCCGTCAGGTCGGTGAGGGCCTGCTTGCCCAGTTGCTTGAACTTATTGTCCTCTACGTCTACAGCCACCGGAAGGGTCAGCTCTTTCCCCCGCAGAGCTTCGGACAGAAGGGCCAGCTCCTTATCTGCACCGGTGCGGCTGATGGCGTAGGTGTAATAGTAGACGCCCACGTCCAGCCCGGCAGCCCGGGCGTTGCGGTAGTTATCCTCAAAGGTCGGGTCGATATAAAGGCCGTCTGCCCGGGTGCTGAGTTTTTTGTTGGTGGATACCGTCTTGAGCATCGCTCCCTTGTAGCCCGCCGCCTTGACTTTGCGCCAGCCGTCGAGGGTGATTTTGCCCTGATACCGGCTCACGTCGATGTACCGATAGGGCGGCTCGCCCTTCCAGCCGGGAGGAGCGGAGGTTTTGGTGTCCACAGTAGACACCGGGTCAGAGGTAGAGGCATCTTCCGCCCGGGAGAGGGCGGAGAAGAGGGAAACGAGGAATTTGAGGATGGTGTGCAGCATTTTGAGACTCCTTTTTGTTTTTAAGGTTAGATAAAGTTTCCCTTAGTTAATTAGTGCGGTCTATGATTGCATATAACATCCCAATGTAATGTTTTTCCAGTAGCGAGTTGAACACCGTGGTTTATCAATTGAAAATATATTTTATTAGGGTTTTTGAAAACACTAATATAACCATATTTTGTGTTACTTTCTCCATTATTTTTTAAGAAATCACCAAGCCCACAAGTTGACATTTCTACTGAACAATAGTCTCCACTTTCGTTAGTACATATATACTTGTTTTCAGGCTTTTCAAACACATAATTCTGCTCTTGATTCACAGAAACTTTCACTTCATTGTTTGGAAGCGTTACTTTTTCCATGCCATATATTAGAAGCTGGAAGCCATATAGAACATCAGCTATAATATCAGTGAGCATATTATAATCTACGGAAACACTTAAAACATCGTCTATGCAATAACGTCGAGTTTCTTCTATTCCTTCTTTCACAGAAGATAGGTCATTGCTAGTAATTGTCATGGGAATATATAATATGTTTTTTGACACAAATTCAGTTTGACCAATGTAATATCCATCGGTATCAATTGTTGTATTCCCACATTTGACTAACAGTGCTTTTTGTTTCGCTGTTGGGTAATTAGTGCCGCTAATTTCTATTCCGTGTGACCCGCCACTAAATTTTGTAGGTGCGCTCCAATCATTTTCTCGAATGGCAATTGGCCCGACTACATCAGATGGGAAAGTTCCAAAATCTTTATATTTATACAACTCCCCATATTCATCAAATTTTCCAATGTAGTAGCCATTAAAATCAAATAATTGATTGATGTATACATTTTTAAATATCCTACATAAGTATGTGTTGTTTCCAATCTTTGAAAAAGTTGTATAACACCCGTCGGAAACATACAGCCCGTATCGGTCGTCTATAATTGTTCTTACACTTTCTTCAATTGCATAACCGCCATACACTGTTGAAGATGTTACAAGCATGTACCCATCAATCGGTGAAGAAATATGTTTTTCAGTAGTAACACTTTTTCCACTATTACTACCCGCAATAAAGTTTTCATAAGGGCTTGTTTCACCTTTTACGGTGGGATAAGTTTTTGAAAAAATGACCAGCGGAGATGTGTTATTCCCATCAGACATACCACAAACGGTATAACGCTTCCCTTTATGGACTTCATATACTTTTGCTTCCTTATATTCATTTGCATACAATACACACAATTTATAGTCTGGGTTACAACTCCAAAATAGACCTTTTTTCTCAAACACCGGCGTTAAACGCGTGTGGTTTGCAATTCTTATACAATCATCTAAATCTTCCTTTAGCTCACCAACCGCATCTCCAGTCGCTTTTGCGTCAGCGGCTTTGCCGGAGAGGGAGAGGGTGGTGTCCAGCGCTACGGCAGGGCCGGTCTCGCCTTTAGGGCCTTGCGGTCCGGTATCACCTTTTTCGCCCTGTGGGCCAGTGACACCCGTAGCACCTGTAGGGCCTTGAGGGCCACGCTCACCCTGCGGGCCGACCGGGCCGGTGTCGCCCTTGTCACCCTTCTCGCCTTTGAAGTTTCCGCTTGCAATGCCATCCTTCAGCTCCCGCAGACTGTCAGCGGCTTCCTGAGCGCTCTGGTCTGCATTGCCCGCACTAGCGGCGGCTTCGCTGGCGGCGGTCTGGGCGGCTTCTGTAGAGGCTTCCACCTGCTGGAGAGCCTTGTCCCGGGCCGTGTCCACAGCCTGCGTGGCGGCGGTCTGCTTGTCACCGATGGCTTTCAGTGCGTCCTCTTTGGCGGTGATGGTGTCAAAAAGGGCCTGCGCGGCCTTTTGGGCAGATGTCCCGGCCCGCTCTGCCGCGTCCAGCGCTTCCATTTTGGACTGCTCCGCAGATGCTGCCGATTCCTTCACGGCATCCACAAAAGCCTGCCATGCAGGCGTTCCCGGTTCTGGCTCTGTGCCGTCCTCCGTGCCGGAGTTTGCAGCCACCCGGTAGCGCAGGTCAGCGCTGGTCACGGTCTTGGTGCCGTCGCTGCCCTCAAAGGTGATGCAGCCGTTGCCCGGCTGTGCGGTGACGCCGGCAGGCACGTCCACATAGCCGTCCACCACCAGCGAGGAGGGCGGGTCTTTGCCGTCCGGAACATGCCAGAAGCAGCGTACGGCCAGCCCCTTCCACTCGCCAGCGGCATCGATGCGCAGCCGGTACACGCCCCGGTTCTTGGTGTAGCCGAAACGCAGCAGCTGCTCATAGCCTGCCAGCTTTGCAGCGCCGTTGGAGGCAAGAGATACATTAAGCTCAATCATAAGCGCGCTCCTCTCTTATGCGGTGTAAGGCTCGCCGGTGACGTTTTCGTACTCCGCAGCAGTCAAGCGCTGACACTCCACCAGCAGCTTGACCATGCCTTTGTTCCAGTGGCCAGCGGTGTATGCATCCTTGGGGGTGACGCTGCTTTCGATGGGCACGCCATCAAGGAGACACAGATACTCCACCAGCGAGGCGGTTTTTGCGGTGTCGGCATCGTTGTTTAGAAAAAGAGAATTGAACGTATCCGCGTTCATTGGCGTGCCTTCAACGATAGGCTCGTCGTTACGGACGAGAGTGACGACCTCTGATGTGCCGTTGGACTTTTTCATCGT